CAGCTCACCGTCGTAGAGAAGTACGAGTCGCTGTTCGACACCAAGCTCCCCGCCCTCCGAGACCAGATCATGTCTCTGCGTGCGGGCTTCGCGAGCATGTCCATTGCCACGGACTAAAGCAGTGCTGGTAATGTCTAGCGCCTTTCCCGACGACCTCTCCCCTGATCTCAAACTTCTACGCAGTCGGCTGGGGTTGGCGTGGGCATATTTCCGGCTGAGGGGACTAAGACTATGCGCAGCTACAAAGAGCGCCTAATGATCGGAGGTGTGTTTGAAGACACCCTCGCCAAAGACCTGAACTTTCAAAACAGCAAGAAAACCACAGTGCCCGAGAAACCTTCAAGTCACGACTCCTCCAACAGTATTCGGCTGTGCGTAACCACACTCTCGACAAAACAAGATCATGGCAAAGAATAAGCCTTCCAAACCTCCGAGCTATGCACAAGTTCTGCAAAGTCTGAAAGAAGGCTTCAAGAACACAGAAGCCCGAGACGTCATTCAGCTTCTGGAACAACAAGCCCGAGACGCTGTGATCGAGGTAATGACCGGGTACCTCGCGACTCCGGACGCTCTTCGTGAGCTCGTCAAAGAAGAGTTCGTTCGTCGGATCGGAGACGACTACATTGTCTCTAGATACCGCGGTGCTCTTGAGAATCACGAGGTTCCACAGGCTGCTCTGGAGAAGGCAAAAGAGATGGCCGAAGAGCACATGTCTACTCCGGAGTACCAAGCACAGATTCTTGAAGTCGCAAAGAACGAGTACATTCGGTCTTACACAGAAAGCATGAACCGCTACATCAAAGACCATGCCTGGAGAGACGCACACTCAGCATACCAGCGCGCTTTCCGAGCACCTCCCCGTCGACAAACCCCCTCCGCACGAAAGAACAAAACCCGTGGCGAGTAGAAAGACTCCTATGTCTCTTACCGATGCCAAAGCAGCCTTGGAAAAGGCCACGCTTGCTCGCATCGAAAAGCAGGTCGCTGCTCGGCTGTCCGACAAGCGCAGCCTCTCCGCCAGAGAGCACGAAACTGACTACGCCATCCGGCGTGTAATGGAGTCCGCCCAAGAGCGAGCCCTCAACAAGCTCTTTGGGAACTACAGTACCCCCAACCCTAACAAGAATGCAGCTCTTACTGCACTGGACAAATCTATCGAAGACCGCATCGTGTACGAAACGACGTTGCAAGTACTACAGCTGCAAGACAATAAAGATCTACAGCGGCGTATTGCAACCAAAGTAAACGAGCAAGTCGATCTTGCGATTGCCAGAGCTGCAAGTCGCGTGGCAGAAGAGTACGTAAAGAATCTCTTCGCCAAGTACGAAACAGAGAAGCTCCTGCTCATTGCATCGGAGCCAGACAAGGAGGAGCCGTGAAGCAGACACGTATCAAAGGTATGGGACGTGAGCTAGTCCACGTCGACTTGGCAGTAAAGATGTTCCGCTTTTCAAAGCGGACACTTTACAATCGCATATCCGACAAGACGTATACGTTGCACCGTGCAAACGGGGTTGTGTACGTGTACCTCCCGGACATCGCCAAGCACCTCGGTAAGATCGTGTACGACGAACTAATGCGACAGTGGAAATTCGATGAACCTTCAAACACCTATGTACCTGCGGCTTAGGTATCCCAGCATCTGCGGCGTTACCTACTACGAAGCTAAAGACCGTCTGCTTTTTAGTAGCTTGGAAAAGACAAAAGACTCTCGACGCAGACATGCGGGTTTCAACCAACTCTGGTTAGGACTACGTCTGTGCGCATCTCTGTAGCCTACTACTTCTTGTTCGGATCAAGTTGGCTGTCCCTCGGCACACAAGGTATTGGAGACCGCCTGAAAACTAGCGGAACCTCTTACTTGGGGATAAGACTATGTTTCATGTAGTTGTTACCGCGTTCTACCCCTCGTTCGGCCGTTTTCGGTCTACCTCCCCAGCAAAATGGAGAGGAGACGTTGAGAGCGACTTCAGAGACAGGAGCTTTCGACTATGCATGACCGTCCCAGACCGCTAGCCCAGCACACTTTTCTCCCTGCTTGGTGCGAAAAGGATTATCCCAAGAACAAGTGGGAGATGTCTGTCTACGCTTCTGAAACCCGCAGAGTTGTAGTGTCTACGCGGCTGTGTGTTAGTATTCCGACATGCAGCTCGCTGTTGGAAACTCATACGCCAAGATAATCCAAGCAACAACGCAAGAGGAGTCTTTTCTCCGTGAGTACCTCACATTCCACTCGTCCAACCCACAAGGCAAAGACACCTCCCACTGTCTTCTTTCCAGCACTCGAATGTTCCCGGCTGGGCTTGCAGCGCGCGTGGTCGCTGCGGCACGGGAGCGAGGTATGGAGGTGGCTGTTGCCTCCCGTAAGCCATCGGTGGCGCCCCTCGCTGTCCCCCGGGACGGTCTCTGGCCGCACCAAGTCCGGGCGCTAGACGCCATCTGGGAGAGCCGGAAAGGCATCATCCAACACGCAACCGGGACTGGCAAAGCGACAACCATTGCAGCCCTGGTCGCAGAGATCAATGCACCTACTCTTGTCCTTGTCACGAGCATCAAGCTCATGCACGAAATGTACGACAGAATTAAGAAAGTTGCAGAGATCACAGCAGGGAGATTCGGAGACTCCTACAAAGAGCTCAAGCGACCTGTCATTGTTGCGACAGTAAATAGTGCTGCCAAACTCCCGAAAGACAAGATAGAGTCTTTCGTTGCTGTGCTCGGAGATGAGGTTCACGGCAGCGGAGGTAATACCTACCTCGGAGTTGTTCTCTCCTGCATAAACGCAGAGATACGAATAGGGTTTTCCGGGACACCCCTACACCGCTCCGACAAGAAAAGCATCTATACCATTGGAGCTTTCGGAGATGTCATCGACAAGTACATGCCTTCACAGGCAGCGTCTGATGGCATCACAGCAAAAGCCAATCTCACAATGGTGCCCATGCACCATGCTCCCGTGTCCGCAGCAATGGGGTATGTTGCTTGGGAGAAGCACGCTATCGTCAAGAATACAGTCCGGAACAACCTGATTCTCCGGCTGATAGCAACAACGCCAGCACCTCGTATTGTCTTCGTAAGGACACACGAGCACCAAGCCATTCTAATGAAACAGCTTGGCGCTACCGCAGTTCACGTCAACGACAAAGTACCAATGAACGATGCCAACAGAGCCGTTCGGCAACTCGTCAACGGAACTGTAGGTACTCTGGTCTCAACCCCGATCTTCCGACAGGGTGTGGACATTCCCGAGATCGCCACTGTCATACAAGCATCGGGAGGTAAAGCTGTTGTCGACATCATTCAGAAAGTTGGCAGAGGGTCCCGCCGACACATGAAAGATGGTACTACAAAAGACAACTTCTACGTCTTCGATGTTTTAGACAGGGGATGCGGATGCCAAGGCAAGCAGCAACACAAAGGCTGCCAGTGGCTCGAAAAGCATTCCCAAGAACGTAAACAAGCCTACGAAAGATTCGGCTATGTCGTCAAAACAGAACGTTGAGCCAGAAAAGCGCAAGATAGCCAACTATGCCCCATATCACTGGGGCATGAACGCTCGTCTGACTCTCCCCGAGCGATATAGCTATGAGAGCACCTACGTAGGGACTTTTCGTCTATGCTGTACATAGAATACGGACTAGGTGTGTACGCGCATTGGTTTTGGGCTGGCGATGCTACGCGCACACGCTGTGCTCACTCCAACGACAATAAACTCGACATCGGAGGATTCAGACTATGCTGCTCGTATCCAGAGTAGTTTATCTCCACTGGTCCTACGCAGGCTCCAACCTAGATTACGCGCAGCAAGTAACACGAGCTGAGTACCGTGCTTTTGTTGTGGGAGTAAGACTATGTATTCAATAGTCTACTCTCACTTTTCACATCAGTGGTGCAAGAAGTTCTCTACCTTGTTTCACGCAAAATTCCACCACAAAAACATCTCGGTAAGACTATGCGTTTCTTGGACGTGAGCCTCGGCGTGTACTCACACTGGGAATGGGAAGGTGACGCTCTCCTCTACCCCTGCATTAAAGACGTCAACACCGAAGTAGACATCTCAGGCTTCCGGCTTGCAGTTACATACACCTCCACCATAGAGAGCCAACATGGAACCTCTGCAAGTCTTCAGCAGGACCCTGCGGATCGACAACCTTCCGCCCTTTCCGACCCCTGAGCTACTCCACGCCGCCGTGCTCCCTGTGGCCCCTGTAGCCCCCGCAGAAGCCCAGCCAGACCCGTACTACACCAAGCTCTGGACCACGGCCCTGCGGCGGCTGTGCGGGCACTGGGCTAGCCCCCCGAAGCAGATCAGTCCTGCCGCCAAGCTCTGCATCGGCCAGCTGTACGCTCTGGACATCCCCCCGGCTGCTTGGGTCCTCCACCGGTACAACGCCTTCCTCGGCTCCGATGTCCCGGAAAAGCTGACGCATCCCCCGTTCGGGTTTGTGTTTTCTCCGAATGCGCTGGCGAGAGAGCTGGAAGGGCCTATGTCCTGGCTCCACCAACTCGGAGTCCCCCGGACCGTGCTCACTCCCGAAAGCAGAATCGCCATTGCAGAATGGCAAAAACTCCGCCTGCAAAAGACAAGCGAGCGAGACTACCTGCTCAAGCTCGAAGCAGCGCAGCAAGCCAATCAACAAGCAGCCAAGTCTCTGCTGAAAGCTGTGCAGTCCGGAGAGTACGTATGGTGAGCTCCGACACTTACGTGATTCAAACTTCTTGGAGCTGCTGGAAAGGCCAGTTCTATAGACGAAACTGGCTCGTATACTTTGCAAACCTTCGGTACTTCACAGACACGATAAGACTATGTCTTTCGTACAAGTAAAGTGGGCGCAGTTCCTAGATGCACACAGGTGCGATCTGCGTTTCGATTGGGCTCATAGATACGTCAGATACAACCTCGACGGAATGCGACTATGTCTTTCGTACAAGTAAAGTGGTCGTCTTTCGTAGACGCGAAGTGGTGCAGATTCCGCCGCTACTCAAGCAACTCAAAAGATAGACACAGCGTTGACGGAGTCCGGTTATGCGTAAAGCCCGGATAGTGATAGGTTTCGGTTGTTACTGGTCAGACACCGCTCAACGGGTGTACAAAACTGCCTGTTCTTGGGGACCTACAATGCGCTGCGACGACCAGACACTCCGACTGTGCACGAGGATACAATGGTGACTTTGCATGTTCGGAATGGCTACTCGATGTACCGTGTATCGTGGTGCCACTACAGCCTCGGCCATCTTGCTCCCTACAACAAATACACTGGTAGAACCTTCCGACTCTGCGTAGGACTGCCGTGAGGACCTACAACGTAGCCATCGGCATTATACGGATCGGCGGAAACCTCCAATTCTACCGAGGACTCTACGACGTGCGAAGGTGCCAATTACAGTTTGATGTTCCTCGACCCCCTGGCGCAACCTTCCGACTCACAACAAGGACCCAAGCGTGAGCTACAACCTCAATCCCAAGTTTGAACGGCAGGTTTCTGTCCTCTGCGCAAGCCACAAGTTGTTCTGGCTGCGCATCGGAAACAAAGTAGCTCCCGACGAGCTAGCCGACCCAACCAACCAGACTTTGGTGAAGCTTGCCAAGGCCGTTGCCGTCGACCACAACAATCCCACAGAGGACCTCGTTTGCCAGCGTGCTTCTCTCTGGATGTCAGAAGGCAAGATCGACGAGCAGACAGTTCTCAACATCGGAGAAGCGTTGGCTTCTCAAGATGGTGAGGTTGACATCGACGCCACTGTGACAGAGCTGGTCGAGCCAGTTCGCCGTCACATGATGCAGGGTCTTGTCTCCAAAGCTGTAGAGCGTTACGGCAACGGCTCCAAGTTCGGAGACCTTGTCGACCTCATGGCAGCTTGCGACCAGTTGGGTGCTGCCGCAGCAGACATAGAGACCAAAGCCTCGGAGATCGGCGAAGACTCCGAGTTGCTCCTTGAGTGTTCTACCCGCGCAGAGCAGATGCCGACAGGTATCTGCGAGCTGGACTCCGAGTTCGGTGGCGGGCTGCCCTGCGGCACGCTCACCACGACTCTCATGGATTCCAAAGCTGGTAAGTCCGTATACCTGTGTCAGCTAGCTGCTGTGGCCTCCATGCATGGCGAGGACGTTGCGTATCTCTCCATGGAGCTCCCCCGCGAAGAGATCCATCGCCGTGTCATCGCAGCGACCCTGGGCATACCGATTAACGACCTGCTCAACGCCAAGCTACGTGCGGAAGCTCTGCGGGTATACAAGCAGCTGCGACAGTCCGGACGAGTCGGCAAGGTTGTTGTCGAGAAGTTCGAGCAGCAAGCCATCAACGAAAAAGAAGTCGTTGCTTGGTTTGATCGACAGGAGAAGGAGCACAATACCCGATTCCGATACCGCGTTATGGACTACGGCGATCTGATCGCTAGCTCCAAGCGCGAGGATCGTGAGTCCGAGTATGGCCGCGGCAAGACCGTCTGGACAGCTCTGTACAACATGGCAGCCCGAGAGGAAGCTCCCAACTGGGTCTTGACCGCTACGCAGTCCAAGCGTCCGGAAGCACGCCCGGGACAAGTCATGCCCATGCTGACACGCAAGGACGTTGCAGACAGCGTCCACAAGTACCGACTGTCTGACTTCTTCCTGACGGCTACTCCCCAGCCGGACATGAAAGCTTCCGACGGATACCTCTGGTACATCGACGCGGATCGGTACTACGGCAGGACCGGAACTGTGCTCGGACCTATCCCCCACTTTCGCCACATGTCGAGAATGTCCGATGTCTCCTATCTCGGGAAGTAAAGTAGTTTTCCAGGGAAACTGGCTAAGTATAGCTTCCAAACGGAGTTTCAACCGCTTTGATTGCTGGTACACAGCTTACAACTTTGGAGTACGGCTATGCGCTTCGTTCTAACCAGCAGCGGCTACTTCAATAAAACCAGCGTGCTTTTGTCCAGCATGACAGCGTTTGGAAAGTCGTATGCCCGCGAGAGCGTCCACCGCAACGGTTGGGGATTTCGACTGTCCACAAACACACATCATGTCTAAAAACAGTCTGGTAGTTTCCGCATTGCAGGATGGGACTCGTGGGGTTCAGACCACGCGAGCTGTCTGCCCGTTCTGCGTCATGTATGGTCACGCTACCAAGAAAAAGAACCTGACCCTTGACAGGGCAACGGGTAAGTGGTTTTGCTTCCGCTGCCACAAGCTCGGGCACCTCGATGGCTGGGAAGCCGACGAGGCAGCCGTAGCGGCCTCTAGGAGCCGCGGGAAAGCCCTCCCCGTGTTCGATCCGCCCGCAGGGTGGGTACCCATCGGAGAACGCCCTACAGCGGTCACTAGCACCGCCTACTCGTATGCCAGATCGCGCGGTATCCAACCCGTCGCAATCGCACAAACTCAAATGGGTGTTTCTACTTCTCGTCCTCTGTCTGAAGACGAGCAAGACTTCAGAAACAGAATCATCATTCCAGTTCTCGACGCAGACAATACAACATGGCTCGGTTATGTAGGTAGGACCCTCGGCAAGAGCAACCTGACCTACATGTACAAACGCGGTATGTTCCGCGGTGAGATTCTCTACAACCAGAAGCAAGTGTACATACAGACCGAGGAACCCCTCCTCGTTGTCGAAGGCACTCTGGACGTAGCGTACGTCTGGCCCAATGCAGTAGCTACTCTCGGGACTTGGTCGGAGGCGCAAGTTCAGATCCTCCGAGAAGCACGCAGACCTGTTGCAGTTGTTCTGGACGGAGACGCCTGGAGAAAAGGCGAAGCCCTGTCCATGAAGCTAAAGCTGTACGGAGTCCGTGCTGGCTTTGTGAGACTCCCCCCGACCCTCGATCCAGACGACGTAGAATCCTCATGGCTACAAACAGAGATTCAAAAGTGCCTCGCCTAGCCATGTACGGCTACTACTTCTTCGGCAGCTGGGACGAAGGGTGGCTACCGTCCAGAGACGCAGCATGCAACTACGCGCAAACAAAAGCCCCGTGGAGAGGAGTAAGACTGTGTACTGCAATCTAAGAGTCAAACCTTTGATCTCTTGGGACGATCACGACAATCGGCACCTTAGCATGACGTGGTATTACAGCGACAGTTCAGACAGAGTCTATCTGGGAGTACGGCTGTGCACGAAGATCATCTAGTAAAGTCTTGGATCTCTTGGGACGACCAAGTAACCTCCTATCGCCGTGTACACTGGTCTTACTTTAGAGGCACCCAAGCCCTGTACTTCGGACTGAGACTATGCGTTTCGTAACGCCTAAAATGAGTGCGACGGCTATCGCAAACACGTCTTGGAACGACGACTGGCAACCAAAGCACGCGCCCGTCATTCTGCTGGTCGTTAAAAAGTATCACTGCATGGGAGTTCGGCTATGTTGTATGTCAAACGGATGATTTGGACTTCGTGGGACGACTTTAATCCACTCCGAGCCGTAAGTATCCGATTCGTTGAGACGGACGCCGAATACGTAGGACTAAGACTGTGCATTCAATAACAATGTCTTTGTGGTTCGCGTGGGACGAAAGCACGCGCGGCTTCTTTCGACCTCCCAGCCAGTCTTTCAGAAGTTCATATCCAACTCACGGCGTCTCCTACAAGAGCATAAGACTGTGTACTTCGGTAACGTAAAACACACCGCAGGACATGCTTGGGACCTGCAAGTGCCCGTAGCTGCGCTGGTCGGTGGCTGGAGCAGCTATGTCCACACAGCTTACTATTCCAAAGCCTTTGGCCTAAGACTCTCCCTCACTCTGAAAGAAGAACAATGACAATCACAACCGATCCCGAGTATTTCAAGCTGTTCGACTGTACCCTCGCGGGCTACAAGCATCACGACATCCCCAACCCCGCCTCGATCCTCAACAAGACACTGTCGCTAGAGATCGAGCCTCGCAACCCGCACGACAACACTGCAGTTGCTGTCTATCACGGACTGGAGCAAGCCGGATACGTGGCTCGTAGCATCCTCAAGGAAGTAGTCTTCCGGCTCAAGCAGCATGGCTACAACATGCACGCCAAAGTGACCCAGGTAGACGCCTCCGGCGTTGTCCTCTCCATCTACCTTCCACCCCAGACCAAGTGAGCGAGACCATGACCATCCGAGATCTCAACGTTGATTTCAGCGAGTACCGAACCCACCACGACGGCCACGACCCGAAGAAGACGGTCAGCATCGAAGTGGTCGTCGACAGCTACGAAGAGTACACAGAACTCTTCGACTACATCCGGAAGTTCAACTACCGAGCAGCACCCCAAGACCTGACCGTCACCATCAACCCCAGCGTGAACCCGCAGAACATTGCGGAAGCCTTCAAGAAGGAACTCCTGCAGCAGACCGACGAGCGACAGGTACCCCTGTTCAAGCCGGAGAACATCGTCACGTACGCTCCGGTCGTTCAGGAAGTTGCAGCCCCCGAGCCCCCTCCGGTCGTAGTGGCTCCTCCCGCGGTTGCACCCCCCAAGGTCCACGTCGCTCCGGAAGTCGACAGCCCCAAGCTGGTCAACGACGTCCTCTTCCTCTTTGAAGAAGACTGTAAGAAGATCAAGACCATGCAGGATGCTCTGAAGGTCTGGAAGGACCATGCGGGAGCCATCAAGAAGCTGGCAGAGCCCGACAAGCTTAGGGGGTCCAATACTCTGGCCTTCCGACTGGCAGAAGTCCTGAACGTAGAACCCGAGGAAGCCAAGGAGCTTTTCCGGGCTGCCATGTCCGGGAAGAAGGCAGAGGCTCCGCAGGAGCCCGTAGCAGCCCCTGCAGTGCCCGTGAACGCACCTGTAGCCTCTCCGGTCGCTAACGCTCCCTCCGAGGCAGCCAACAGCGTGCTGGAAGCCCTGGCGGGGGAACCCAAGCCCATGCTCGGTCTGGCAGTCAAGCACGCCTGTACGCATCTCAAGACAGAGCAGGGTGTCAGCGCCCAGATGGTCGAAGACCTGCTCGTCTCCATGATCGGGAAGCACCCGGCGCTCAACGTCACTCCCGAAGAGATCTACAAGATCACCCGACAGTCCACGATGAAGCTGTATGCTGGCGCAGCCAAGACCAAGCTCCTCGACAAGTAGCTATCTCCCGGAAACTTCCTTGCGACTCTGCATAAATACATAGTGTGTTGCGGGTGGGGCTTTGCAGCCCCACCCTATACACATGCAGACTTTCCGAGTTCAGAAGATTCTGGGCGGATCTTGGAACGACTACTTCTCCCTTCTCAAACACAGGCCCTATCCATGGACAGCCCAGCTAACAGACCAGAACCCGAGATTCTCGCTGAGGATCGCTACATGGTACACATCTTCGGGTTTTCCTACGGAACAACACACTTTGCAAACGGAGAAACAGACTTTGAAAAGAGTGTATACCGCTACCGCATGTCTTTCCGGCTGTGCGTAGGTGCCAAGTGAGTCTGTATTTCCGACACTCGTTTGTAGGAGACTGCGATACGCGCTGGTTGCTGCTCAACGGCGAAATGTCCTTTGGCATAGAGCCGAAAACGCGACGTCTTCGCTACATGGGACTGCGACTATGTCTGCACTAAGAGCCCGACTGGCAGTCTTTACTGCGTATGAAGACGAGTCCTGTTTTCTTAGCGGCGAACCTTTTCCGCAGTCGGCAACAACAAAGTACTTCGGGATAAGACTATGCGTAGTGTAATGTACGCTGCCAATGCGTCTTGGGACGACGAAACAATACTGTTTGTACACGCTATACGTTTCGGCACAATCAGTCGTCCTCAAGCCCGAACCACCATCTTCGGACTCAGACTCACCACTCAAACCCGCTAAGAGGTTCAAGTGCTCCCCCTGTTTCCCGGCAAGCGACTCCCCGTCGTTCAGACAGTTCAGCCCCTCGAACGCTCCAGTGCTTGTACCCGTTGCGAGCTACACACGCTAACGCCAGCAGGACAGCGCTGTATCTCCCCCGAGGGAACCCCCGGAGACATCTTGGTTGTCGGTGAGTACCCCGGAGAGTTCGAGCGCAGACTTGGGCGCCCCCTTGCGGACAACGCAGGCCAGTCCCTCCGAGCCATCTTCGAGTCTGTGGCTCCGGGCAGGGACGTAGTCTACTCGCTATCGCTGGGCTGCAAGCCTACCTTCAAGCGTAAGCCCGACGGGGAGCTGGTTCCAGATCAGGACATCCCTGCATGTGTAGATGCGTGTAGACCTTACATGCATCAGGACATTGTAGATTCCGATGCCAAGGTCATCTTCCTCGTAGGTCCTCTTGCGGGTCTGTCTGTCCTTGGGGAGACGTACAGGGCTCTGTCTGTACGTACTGGCTACGGCTGGTTCTACAACGATGGTCCCAAGCCTGTCTTTTTCCTGCCAGATCCCAGCTACGCCCTCTCCAACCGCCTCATCCGCATGGCTCTGGAGCAGGACATCGCTACAGCCCTCCAGAGCCCGCCCAGTGCCCGATTGCTCGACGCCCAGTACACCGTCGTCACCACGCTGGAGGCTGCCCGCAATGCCCTCCTAGAGTGCCGCAAGGCACCTTACATCGCCACGGACGTTGAGACCTCCGGGATGATGTTCGAGGATGACTTCCGCATTGAGTGCGTGGCTACCTCCACAGAAGACCATGTATGGGTCTGGCCCCGTGAGTACTGGTTTGCATACCAGGGGGATGACTACGACATCCCCCCAGACATGCCCCATCCCTACATGCAGCAGATTCTATCTCTGCCGCAGACATCTTGGAATGGGCAGTACGACTACACTGCCTTCCAGTGTGACCCAGAAGCAAGGTACGGCTACGGGTACCACGATGCCCGTGTAGGTGCTGGCTCCCGCTCTGCTCTATACAAAACAGAGCACGGCAGTATGAACCTGCAGTCAGACGCCCGCATCAAGCGTAAGCTGCTGGAGGCAGACGCAGCTGCAGACCTCGGTACCTCCGCCAACCTCATCGGTATGGGCGGACACAAGCAGGAAGCTCACACAGTACTCGCAGCTATCTGCGATGAGCTCCGCAAGTACCGCATGTCTTTCCAGACGACACCCACTGGCAAGACACGTAAGCCTCCGACTCTTACCTACATTCAGCCAGCTGCTCTGGACACAGCCACTTGGAACAAGTGGTTCGAGTATCTCGATGCAGGTTTCGACGAGGAGAAGTTTGCATACCGCTTCATGCCCAAGGACATTCTCTGGAGGTACTGTGCCCGAGACGCCTTTACCACATGGCATCTGGAAGACTGGTGCAACTCCCGCCTGATCCTTGATCCCGGCATGTGCCTGCTCTGGGAGGAAGTCTCCAAGCCCGCTATGTGGGCTTACTGCGAGATGCGCATGAACGGCATGCCCCTCGACAAGGGGGGCCTCCAGCTGTTCGCACAGTACCTTGAGACAGAGCTCAAGCAGGTACAGGCCAAGATCGACGGGTACAAGCCCGGACTCAATCCCGGATCTTCTCCGCAGGTAGGTGCTTACCTGTCTACTCTTGGCATTGTCCCCAAGAAGAAGACATCCAGCGGTAAGCCTTCTTACTCTGACGATGCTCTGGAAGACTTCAAGAAGAAGCATCCAATTGTAGATCTCATTCTACAGCATCGGGAGCTTACCAAGCAGCTTGGGACATACGCCATTGGCTACGGGCACTTTGTCCGGTCCGACGGCTACGTACATCCCAGCTACCTTGCAGACGGGACTGAGAGCGGCCGAGCCTCCAGTCAAGATCCTAACTTGTTCAATGTGAGCAAGGGTAGAACCGAGCGTAAGAAGAAGCTGGCCGACAAGCTACGTGCTTGCTTCAGCTGTTCCCCCGGATGGGAGATCGTAGAAGTAGACGCAGGGCAAATCGAGATCAGGGGTGCTGCCCACCTGTCTGGCGACCCTGCGATGCACGAGATGCTTACAGCAGGCACAGACTTCCACATGGCTTCTGCCAAGAAGTTCGCTGTAGCCGTAGGCAAGGATCCCGAGAAGGTTACAGACCTCGACAGAGAGAACGCTAAGACCAGTAACTTCGCAGCGATCTACGAAATACCTTCCGAGCTCGGAGGAATGCTTGCAGGTCGCTTGGGCATCCCCAACAAAGACGGTGAGGCCCTCGCTGTCTCCATGTTCCAAACCTACACCCGACTCCGGGCTTGGATGGAAGAGCAGTACTCTGCAGCTTGGTCTGCAGGTTACTCTCGGACTAGCTGGAAGGGGGAGTCTGCTCGACGTAGACCTCTCTGGGGTCTTGGCCGTAACCCTTCTACCTTGTCTGATCTTGAGAAAGGTATCAAGAAAGACAGAGAGAACAGAAAGCGTTACGACCTTAACGCAGCGCGTAGTACGTACAACGGGCCTGTGCAGGGCAGCTCCGTAGACGTCATTGCTTCCCACCTCTGGGAGACTGTGCTCTGGCTGCGTGCCAATACAGACGGCGGCAAGCTCATCCTGCAGGTCTACGACTCAATCATGGTCATGGTCCGAACTGAAGACGTCGAGAAGACTGTTCAGTTTCTCAAGACTGCAATGACGCAGCCCCTGTTCGGTAACACTCCGCTGACTGCGGATGCAAAGAGAGGTCCCTCATGGGGAAACATGCAAAAGGTAAAGTAGCTTACATGAGAGTGCTTTCACGTGGTAACGCACTGACGTATCCAGAAGTGTCGCACTTTCAAAGCTGGCAGTTTCCTGGGGACGAGCATGGCAACAATGGCTCGTTCCGACTGGGAGTGTTTTATGCGCCATAAACACATGGTAATCTGGAGTTACAGCTTTCACTCGCTAAACACAAGCTTGCTGCTGGATAGTTTTATTGCGAAACGCGACCTCCAGCCAAAGTACGGATCTTTGCGACTGGAAATGACGTATGCATGACGAAGATCAAGTGAAGGCTGCTTGGGTACAGACTGTGTCTCCCAGCTGGCGCGAACAGGCCACAGCTGTTTTGTCAGAAGCACAAGACGGCGACTGGTCTTGGAAGTTTAAAGACCATACTGAACGCAATCAGATGGGGTTTAGGCTGGAGATGACGTATGCATGACGAAGCTCAAGTAGAGACTGTGGCCCCCTGCTTCTACGACATGGAGAATTCAGCTCTTTCTAGGGCCACAGACTTTAACTGTCTGAAGTGGCATTACAGAATTACAGTTAGGACAGACCGTATGGGGTTTCGTCTGAAAATGACGTATGCATAAGTACAGACCAAACCCGCCCATAGTAACCTACGCAAGCTTTGGCTGGGCAGTAGAAGGAACGCACAGCAGCTCTTGCGTGCTCACAGGGCATCTGTTCGCTTTCAGAGAACTTTCAGGATCTCACGGGGCGATAGGCTTACGACTGTCGGTGACGTATGATCGTAACCTACACTAACGGGTACATCGCCAGCGGAAAATACTTCTTGCTGGGAGACTACCCAATGCCCGACCGAGACTACACACGCCAAGGTTCGTTTCGGCTGGCAGTGACACACAATGACAATGGGCTTGACAAGGCCGGTAGCGAGTTGCTATCTTCTCCTTGTGCACAGCGCGCGTAAGCGCATCAGGAGCACCGCATCATGGAAGACAAGATCAAGAATCACGTAGCCATCAGCGAAGACATCGACAACGATCTGGTAGGACTGCCCACGCTACTCTGGCATTACGGCAGCCTCGAAGCAGATGCGTACCAGCTAGCTCTGACGGCCAAGGCCGACATGGAGCAAGCTCACGCACGGACCTACAAGGTTCTCAAGGAGATGTCCCGCAAGGACAAGGCCACCGAAGCCCTCCTCTCCGCAGAGGTAGAGCTGGACCCGGAGTACCGTCGCTACGTCGCCAAGCACATCGAAGCGGAAGGCAACGCCCGCAAGATGCGCGCTCTGGTAGAGTCCCTCCGAGCCAAGAAAGACGCACTCATTCAGCTGGGGTCCAACCATCGGATGCAGGTCCGCGCAGGCGTCGACCATGTCCGAGGTTGAGTACAGGCTGTTCGGTAAACGCTGGTCGTACTTTGAAGTAGATCTGTACGGACGCGACAACGACCTAACGCAAAGCCCGCACGACTCCTGCTTCTGGGTAGGACTGCGGTTGTGCATGAGCTTCTGACAAGAGTTGTTCTTGTCAGATCATAGGGCGGAAAGCCCACTTTTGGAGACACGAATCATCATGGCAAAGATCGTAAACAAGGGCAAGATCGACACCACCGCACTCGACGCGGAGCTTGCCGCAGCTTCCGGAAAGAAGTCCTTCAAGGACGGTCCCAAGCTCCGGGACATCATCGTCCGGCAGTCCAAGCTACCCCAAGGCACCGTTCGTTTGCGCGTACTCCCCCCGACCGACGACATGCGCGGTCTTCCGTGGGTCCGTACGGAGGAACACTTCCTGTACGACGCAGCAACCAAGGCAGTCGCCTCCTATCTGGACATGGGGTACACAGACCCCGGCCAGAAGCTTGCAGAGCGCATGATCGCCGCAGGGCGTGAGCGCGACGGCAAGCAGTGGCGTGCCAAGACAATCATCCGCATGAACGTTGTCTTTACGTCCTGGACCGATGGGGAGAGCGCCGTGCCCGTTCCCGAGGACCTACAGGGCGTACGCATCCTTGAGTTCAGCCGTGGCGTTTGGCGCGGCACTCACAAGACCGAGATCGGGAACTTCCTGAAGTTGATGCAGGAAGCCCAGACCAATGGCTCTGTCCCGTTTTTCGACGCGGACGAGGGCTGTGAGATCTCCCTGACCAAGACCGGCGAAGGTCTGGACACGAACTACAAGGTAGAGCTTGCCAGCAACCTCCAGTTGGTGGATGTTGGGGGGCGTAAGCTCCAGATGGCAGTCCCCGACGTGGGTCCGATCCACTCCGACCCTGCGGAGCAGGCCAAGCTGCTGGAGGCTCGCCACAACCTCCAGATCTTCACCCGGACCAAGACCCGGGACGAAGTGATGGCTGCCCTTGAGCCGTTCGAGCGTATTGTGCAGGCAGCAGAGGCAGCCGCCAATGCTCCCAAGACGCCCAAGAAGCCCGCGGGACGTGCCAAGTCCCTGCAGGAGGAACTGGACAGCGACGACGTTCCGTTCTGAGATACAGGGGCGGCTTTCGCCGCCCCGCTTCCCCACGTAGCCCAATTGGCAGCGGCGTCTACGTCAAAAGTAGATATGTCCCGGTTCGAGTCCGGGCGTGGGGACTATGCCACTTCCAGCGTTTCTGCGGAACAGTACGCCGCGACCTCCGAGAGCAAAACACGCTCTAGTAAGTTACGGTTTTCATTTCATGTGGGCAAGGCAAATGGACTGCCGTCTTCCCGACCTAATGACAGCTGGAAAAATCTACGAACGAAACGGTGTAAGACTGTGCGTAGCTACTCAAACAACAGACAAAAACTAGCGCTAGGCTACGTTTACTCTTGGGAAGAAGTACGTTCTTACAGAGACCGCCACACCAAACAAACCGGAAGCGACTACTACAAGTTTGACTGGCTTGGACTGCGGCTGAGCGTAACCACATGACAACCCTGGTGTTGGGCGACCTCCATGTCTGGAACCACAAACAGTTTGGGGGTCCAGTAGTCGCCGGTCTCAATCGCAGGTGCCGAGACATTCTCCAGTCTGTTTATCAGATTGTTGAGTACGCAAAGCTCCACTACGGTGTTACGCACATCGTACAGCTGGGGGACTTCTTCGATGGTCCCAAGCCATCCCCCCAGATTCTAAACGCATCTCTGGATATGATCGCTGCCACCGGAGTCGAGTGGCACATCATCGCAGGGAACCATGACATCGCGTCTTATGACGCTCCTAGCGCATTGGCTCCCATGAACCATGCGGGTAATGTCTGTATCTGCGACACAGCCCAGTTTGCACAGATCCGCGGAGAGCGTTGGCTAATGGTTCCCTACTCCGGACCAAATGCCATGGAAGCTTTGAAAGTTCTGGAGCAACTGTCCGCCCAAGGGCGCTGCAATCTAGCAGTTCACTACGGTTTTGTAGACACAAGTCCCCGTCCGGACTGTGTTACAGCCGCAGACATGAGCAAGCTTATCGGCATGTTCAATCGTGGAACTGTCAAAGCGTTCTTTGGACACGAGCACGACTCTACAACGACAACCTCTTGGGGAGTTTCCTGCGGATCTCTACTCCCCCTGAACTTCTCGGACGTAGACAAGCCTCTACGCGTCTTTACAACAGACGGACGTGTAAGCATTCCCTCCGCCCTGACTCCCAAGTTCCTGGACTTGCGAGGGCTGCCACTGTCAATCACAGGCAGTCCAGACAAGTTTGTTACGTGGATGGCAGATCTGAAGTACCTCTCCGACTTCTCGGTGTACGCTCGGGTAGAGCAGCACCAAGAAGAGCACGCGAAAGATCTGGTATCCTCCGGGCTTCTGTCCGGATACCAAGTCCACCAAGCGTATGCTGAAGGCGAGTACGAGATGACCAATCCCGTAGCCGGATGCGAAGATCCTGAATCCTACATCTGGACTGCTGCTTCTCAGGTTGAGACAGACAAGCAGACAGATCTTGCAGAGACCATCAACAAAGCCATACAGGAGTCCCGATGAGCGATCTATTTCTGGGTAAGTACGACGTAACCTACAGCTCCGTAAAGCCGGAAGAACTGGACATCAGCAAGCTAACGACAGGGGAGATTCGAGCCACTCTGGAGGCTACGCCAGACCTGAAAGGTTCTATCATCTACAAAGACAACCGGGCGACTGCAGAGGCTGCTCTGGCTTCTGGTCGAGAGTACGGAGACTTCTCCCTCAAGGAGAAGGTAGCTTCGTTGCTCGTGGTCCTGGCGAGTCGGCACTACATCGCAGACAGAACCAAAGAACTCCGAGAGCAGGCCGGATGATTTCTAATGTCGCCATAGGAGAGTTTCTCGTTCACAAGAACAAGAAGTTCCACCTCAACGCAAAGGGAGTAACCCTTATCTGTGGAGCGAACGGATCCGGCAAGACATCTCTTGTCCAGTCCATTATCTGGGCTCTGTGGGGAAAGAAACTCCGAACCCTTACAGAGTCTAGTTCCGTTCGACTACTGACATCTAAGGGGGCTATCTACCGACGGACAAAACCGTCGGAGCTGGTGGACTATGGCGGCATCAAGAACAGCAACAAGACTCGCATTGCTCCGCAGATAGAAGCAGACTTTGGGACGTACGAGGCTTGGGTCCGAACCCTGTACATCACAGGCAAGACTGTAGGAAAGTTTACTTCTAGTAGTCCTTCTGAGAAATGGCAGCATCTTGAGCAGGTCATTGATGCTGTCCTTTTCCGGAAGGTCATCGAGAACCTGTCCGGCCAGCTGCAAACGCTCCACGTTCAGAGCACGCAGAAAGCCAATGCGGGGCAGCCGTTGAACTGGGCGGCCTCACGGGCGTACCAAGCGTTCAGTGACCGCCAGCGGCGTCACAGGGTGCTTCCCGGAGGTCCTAACGTCCTTGCGGCAGAGGCTACCGTAAAGCTCTGCCAGCAACACGTACAGCAGCACGCAGCACTTGTGCAAGCGACAACCAACGAGCTCTGCGAAGCGGGAAAACTCCTAGAAGCTTTTCAAAATAGTCGAGCACTGGAGGAAGCCCAGACAGCTTACAGAAACTGTCCGGAAGCAGACACCTGTTTTGTTTGTGGACAAGCAAAGCCCCATCCGGTTCGGGAGCAGCTACGTGCAACGCTTACAACAGTTACCAAAGAGCGGGATGCTATCCAAGACCAGCTCTCAACATTGCAACGCAGACTGCACCTAGACCGCAATGCTAAATCCATTGCAGACTCTGAACTTCAAACAGCAATAGCCAAGTACGAAGTAGCTCAGACCTCCGAGTATGCTCTCAATCAGCACGAGGAAAGCCTGTACATGGACGCTGTTGCTTACATCGAAGCAGCGGAGAAACTAACAGAGCACGACAAAGAGTACGAAGTACTGTCCAATAGCTTGGAGGTCCTAAAACTCGCCAAGCAAGCTGTAGAACGTGCTCGCGTTCAGTACATGCTCGACTACGCAGTTAGGATTGGGAGTCTTGCAAACCAGTACCTGCAACTGATCGAGGCCAAGCACTCCATCGAAATGGTCTTGGAGAAAGGCAAGTTGGAGATTCTGGTCTCTGGAACAGGAGCGACCAGCTACTCCGACTGTTCTTCCGGAGAGCAGCGCCGCATCGACATCTGCTTGCTCCTGGCCATGTCGCAGGTAGCTGCCAACTCGGGGAACATCACCCCGAACACGCCCATGATCATCGACGAAGCGCTGGACACGCTTGACAGCGACGGGGTAGATGCGCTCCTATTGCTAGCGTGCCAGATCGGACAGACACGTCAGGTGATTCTCGTGAGCCATGCAGCACACCCCTTGCCCCAAGGGAGCGAGATTCAGACATTGCAACTGTAGAGTTCGATCTTGTAATGCTCCTGAAAGAGCTGCAAGAAGGCGTAACTTACAAACGCTGGGAAGTAGTCGCGGGCAGACATCCAGACCTTGGAAGCTTCTGCGAGGTCTACTACTCCTCCAAAGACCGCTACAAGATCCCCCGCATCATGTGCAAGGATCCCGGCAAGTTCATGGACTGGGCCAACTCCCAGCCCTTCTCCGAAGACAACAAAGCGAGACTCCTAATTCGAGTTTCGTACATCCTGGCCTGGGAGTAGTCGTGGAAACGCCCGAAGTTTCTGCTTTCATGCGCAGTGTTTGGCTATGCACGCGGCCAAGAAAACCCACAGCTCTCAAACCAAAAGCTCCCCAGCGAGCTCCCGAACTGACAGAGTTGGTCTGTCCGCTGTGCAACAAGCACATAGTCGGAACCCGCAAAGTTAAACGCGGACCGACCCACAAGACGTACTGGTTCTACATTCCCAGCCACAACAAGCCGGGGACTAAGGTACACTGCGGTCCCCGCCGTAACGGCGGGGCCAAGTACCAACTCGCTACTGAGGAAACATGAGCAAAGAAGCCAAAGAGAAGTTCGTAACGCTAGATGCAGGAATCAATCAGGTCACTGTCGGTACAGTGCCGATGTCCAAGCTGGCAATCCGGCGTAAGAACTACCGGAAGATGAACGCCCAGCAGAAGGAGACTCTGCAGGCTTCTGTCGACAAGTTCGGGTTTCAGGACCTGATTACTGTCGTACGCAACGAAGACGGCACGTACGGAATCGTAGACGGCCATCACCGCGTTGAGGAACTAGAGTCTCGTGGAGCGGACCGTATCCCCGTTGTCCTGCTCCCGGATGGGCTGTCCAAGACGGATGCAGACCTGGGCATGCTCTCGTTCAACGTGAGCGCCGAGGTGGTGGATGCGGAGTTTGCAACCATGATTCAGGACCTCATGGATGCGGGCGCAGATGCCGATGAGATCCGGAAGCATGCGACCATCTCTTCCGCGTTCATGGAGGCTCTGCAGACCTCTCTGGAGGAGCCTACAGGGCTTCCCGAGGACAACCTGCAAGAAGGCGCAGGGGGCGGCAAGACCCCCAAGGCGAAGAAGCCCCCCTCGACCAAGCTCGTGATCCTGCTCTACACAGATCCGGACACGAAAGAGGTCTATCCCACCTTCGGTCTGACCCACAAGGACACGATTCTAGATGCCGAAGTCCGCTCGGTTCTTGAAGCTGAGGGTCTCAAGATCGAAGAAGTCGAGCCTGTTTGGTTTGAGAATGGTCCTAACCTTCTGGAAAAGCTCGCCGAGAGTGCTACAGAAGAGGAGACTGAGTAACTCAAAACAAAGAGTAAGAGATGTACAAGTACATTGTAGGTGTCTGGAACATTGCCGAAGACGACAATGAGGTTGTAACCGCGAACACTCTCGACCTTCCCAAGGGTGAGAGCATGAACATGGAGGTGCAAATCCTCCTGAACAGCGGACAGGAAGCTAGCTTGATCGGGACCACGTTGTCCTTCCGGCTAGTCGACTACAACATGTCGCCTCTGTACAGTATATCGACCACGCAGGGAGATCGTCTGGGTCGAGCAAACCTCGACATCAATCTCCCTGCCTACATCGCTCCAGGTACCTACTCTTGGGACATGTGGATCGAAAGCGGGGGGCGCCGGTATCAGGTAAAGCCCCTCGCTGCCTTCCGTCTGAACAATACCTCCCGAACCTTCGCCAACTGAGGTAGCCATGTCGATCTTCGACAGCCGCAAACCGAGAGAGACACTTGAACAGTTCTTTCTTCGGGTGAATCAGTATTTCTCTGAGAAAGTCATCAAGACGCCAAGCGTGCCCGCTGCAATACAGCCGGGACCTACAGACGCCAATGGCACCCCCGTAGAAGAAACTCCCGAGACTGAAACACGCTCAGGAGCCCTCCATCCCCCGTACAAAACAGGCATCTAACATGGCTACAGAGTTCGACAGGGACAACTTCCTCTGCAGAGAGTGCGGAGGTTCCAAGTACACCGTATTCGAGCGAAAGACTTCGGGAGAGTGGGAAACCGTACAAAAGACCTGCGAAACCTGTAACGGCTCCGGGCTGTCCAGCGAAGATTTGCTTGTCGAGATTCTCAAGTCCAATCTCCGCATCGAAAAACTCCTAACCAGCAAGAGCTGAACACGTGGCGAACGGAAAGCTTTGGTCCAAGGAAGAACTTGAGTTCCTGAAGAAGAACTACAAGCGCCGGGGCATAGAGTACTGCGCAAAGAAACTACAGAGAAGCGCAGGAACAGTCCGCTGGAGGTCCAACCAGATGGGACTACACGTACGTACCGCTCACTGGTCTCCAAAAGAGCTCGACGTACTAAAGGCAGCTTGGCCCCACGCAAGCTACCGAGAGATGGTTCATGCACTTCCCGGACGGACGTTCATATCCATCCGAAAGAAAGCAGGCTCTCTCAAGCTTGGACCACGGCTTGCGACACTCCTGAGCGTTCCAGAAGCGGCAGACAAAGTCGGAGTAGGACGTCGCCAGCTCCTGAAAATCATGGAGCTAGAGGAAGTAAAGCCCGTAGCCCTGAATTGGGGAACGACGACCGTCCAAGCGGACCCCAATGCCAAAGGCAACTTTCGTCTGCAGTCTTCCAAAACTGTAGGGCGTGTTCTGAAGTTCTACGAGCATCAAATAATCGCAGGGGCCAAGTCCTACTTTGCTCGTGAGACTGTCGAGGATGCTTGCAAGCGCTTGGGCAAGACAAAGTGCACGCTCAACCGCATCTGTAGGCACTACAAGCTGCCCAAGCTGTACAGAAAGTACAGACTGAAAGCCAAAGAATGGGACGAGATCTTCGAGCTCTGGACTCAGCACACGAAGGCCAGACATGCAGCTGCTGCCGCCAAGAACGGGGCAAGCTCCTCACGGAAGAAGGCGCAGTTGTCTGCGTTAGCTGCGGCATCCACTGTCTCAATGTCGACAATCCCGGATACTGGGAGCGTTCCTTCTATCAGCTTGCGCTGTCTTGTAATCACGCCCACAGCCTGCATCTCAGGGAGTTAGGTCTATGTCCAACCGCGCACAGAGATCCCCAATCAAGAAGACGAGCAGAAGCACTCCTGCGGGAGTCCCAACAGCTAGACCAGCAGTTCTTGGACCGGCTCGCAAGCTCACCGTAAAGGTCATGTTTGCCGATGGACAGTCCCTCTGGGGAACACTACAGGAGTACAACGCTTCTGGAGTACGCGTAAACCTCACAGGAGTTTACTGCTTCTTCCCAAACGTTACTCTCGTCGAAGCCCAAGACGAAGGTAACTTCAACGAGCACCTGACCGCTACGGCTGTGGCTCCAGAAAGCTTAGCGGCGATTAGCAAAGAAGTTCGGGTAGGACTACTCTGCCCCCAGTCCTTCTCGGACTACTCTGCGAGTCTGCAGTGAGCGCCGCGCTTCAGCTAGCTCCAGGCATGCTGGGGCTTTTCCACGTGCGAACCATAGGGAAGTGTTACGACTGGAAGCTGTATCACAAGATGGGCAAAGCTGTTTTGGAACCGGCTGTGCAGCTGAAGTCCATGCTCACTCCTGCAACACTCCCCGGAAAGCTAAGCCGAGACAAACGAAGAGGATTCCGCTTGTGCCTGACTTCCTAGTCACTAAAGCTTTTTCGTGGTGGGATGGAATGTACTCCCGGATTCCGCGTCCTAGCTCCGGCTTTTGTGGCGCCCTTCACGAAGACGTAGTGCACGAAATGACAGGATTTCGCTTGGTCTGTTCGGAGAAGCTATGAACAAAGCAACTGCTGATCTGGTCGCAGAGATCGCCAAACTCAAACTGCGTGTAGAGAAGGTCGAAGCTGCCATTGGGCAAATGGTCGACATCGCAGAAGCTCTAGCGACAGAAACTAGCCATGCTGACGGCTGGACAAAAGCAGAGTGCCGGGTGTGTGGCTTCCCACCCGGACACCATGTTCAGGACTGTCCTTTAGACAAATTCCTACAGCTTGCGGAGAGCTTCAAGCGATGAAGGTCGGCGTACTCTGTGAGTTCTCCGGAACTGTCCGAGACGCTTTCATCTCCCTGGGGCATGAAGCAGTGTCCTGCGATCTTCTCCCAACTGCAGTACCTGGACCGCACTTGCAGAGAGACTGCTTGTCCTTTGATTGGTCTGGCTACGACCTGCTAATCTGCCATCCACCCTGTACGCATCTGGCAGTTTCAGGCTCCCGTTGGTTCAAGGACAAGCGAGTAGAACAAGAAGCTGCACTTGATTTTGTCCGCGCCCTGATGCAGCTCCCTGTTCCCCGAATCTGTGTTGAGAATCCGGTTTCCGTGATCTCTTCTCGCATACGCAAGCCAGAGCAGATTATCCAACCATACGAATACGGACATCCAGAATCCAAGAAGACATGTCTGTGGCTGAAGAACTTGCCCAGACTTCGACCTACTAACGTGCTGCCTTTGCCTGCACGAGGTGTCTGGGACAACCAGACACCCAGCGGTCAGAACAAACTAGGTCCTAGTCCGGACAGATGGCTGCTCCGGTCTAAGACCTATGCTGGGATTGCTGCCGCCATGGCGGAGCAGTGGGGCACGCTCACAAAGCTCTGAGAGCTGCAAGCGTTAGCTTCCCGACAATGCCATCGTCATCCAGACCGCTTGCAGCCTGGAACCGCTCGATGGCATTCGGACCGTACCCGTGCTTCGCACGTAGCTTGCGAGCCAGCTTGAGAGCCTCCAGAGCTTCCGGGGACCAGCTCCCCGGGCAGGCCCACATGCGGGCCGTAGGAGCCTCGCAGAGGCCCCAAACTAGAGCGTTCACCGAGTGCCCCCACCCTTGCAGGTACGGGCTCCACTTGGCCCCGTAGGGGCACACATCAGGGGATACGATGCCCCGTGCCGCGAGCACCTCCCACTGGCCCTTAGACCACTGGAAGCGACGATCCAGCTCCCGCTGCGAAATCATGTGCTTTCCAAACGCAGGATAGTGCTGCGGGGAGTGCAGATCTGCATTCTTCAATACGTTTCGGGGAATGCGGAAACCTGTACCATCGTGCGAGGTCCAGCCCAGAGCCATCTTGCCTTGGAGACGGTCCTTGAACCGTTCCATGACAGCCTTGCTTAGCTCCTCCAGACGAGCAGCTTCCGCTGCATCTCCCATGGGACCAACCCAGTCCCCGACAATCTTACCATCCGACGAGCCCTCTCCGTTGGGCTCAAGAACATCAGCACCACAATCCAAAGCGACCGCAGCGATGCGATCCACCTCCGCAATTACCTTCTTCCGACTCTGGAAGAGATCCATCCTCGACAGATAATTCGCAGGGAAGCCAATCCAGATCTGAGCATCAGGATTGATCTTCCGAACCTGCTCTACAGTCTTGGGATCTGTGCTGTCTAGCGCTGTATGCAGACAGACGATGTCGCAAGCTTCTACGACATCTGTGTTCAAAATCGCGGGCAAACGACCGTAAAAGGTCACGCCGATTCCGGGCTTGATTTCCATGCTTGCTCCGTCCTAGCTCAGACCAGAGACCCCTGGAGGTCCTTGGCGTTCTTGTGCAAGTAGTCCATGGCGATGCGACATCCCGTCACGTTCGGAATGCCCCCGGTATCCATGGTCTTGTAGTGCGTCAGCAGTACCTGCTCGGCAACCTGTGCGCCCTCGGTCATAAGAGCGTAGTGGTCCCGGAGACTCTTGGTGATACTGACGATGGGACGAAGTCCCCCACCATACAGGAACTTCCGAACGCACTCTGTGGTTGCGTAGGCGTCTGCCTCGACCTTGCCGAGGTACTCGGCTGCATCCTTAGTAGAGAACGAGCAAAGGTACAAAACAGAGTGGGACACAGAGTTGGGCCACCAACCTGCGTCGACACCGCGCTTGTGCTGGTAGACGTGTACCCACTCGTGCGGGACCGTGAGAAGTCGCTGCTCTACAGAAAATCCTGTAGGAATAGCGATCTCAGTCCCGATGCTGGTCGCAAAGTTCTCAAGATACTCTTTTCCGGAAGGAAGCTTCAATCCGGGAATATCAATCGAGAGATGCGAAGCCAGAGCCCGGACATCCTCCACGGTATTACGTCCGAGATCAAACCCCAGAGCAATACCGTTGTGCAGGATCGAAGACTCCTTGTCCACGACAGCGGCGGGCATGTCTGCGTTCAGGGCCTCCGTAAGTCCGGCAAGGACCTCGGACAAACGCTCACTGGTCAAGGCTAGCTTCTTGGGCGGCATCAGACACCTCTCCTGCATCTAGAATAGGGGCACAGTACGCACGCCCGTCGGACGGGTCTACCTGACAGACACGTGCGGGGCTCTGCAAACTACAAGGCTCGTCTCCAGAAGGAGTCAGCTCCCCTGTCGGAGAACAGAAGTGCGGCTGGTTGTTCAGGCACGAGTGTACCCCGACACGCGGACACTTCGGGCGGTTCCATTGCGGACAGGCCAGCAAACACAGGCACAAAAACGTGACCAAACGCATTCCAGTTGCTCCTTGCTAAAGGTGTGTCAGAGTTCTCAGATGCGAACCAAACGAGTGCTAGCAGGAAGCGTACACGGTTCCCTGCTTGTAGTTTCCGACGTTACCACCTACAGCCTACACAGAGTCTACGCCCGCTGTGTGTGCGGTCGAGTAAGAAGCTACAATGCCAGCCATGTTTTTCTCGGAAAAACTTCTTCGTGTGGTTGCTTGAAAGCTTCTCTGTGCCGAGTGTCAAAACTGCGTCACGGCTTTTCCGGCACGCAACGTAAAAGTTGTCGAGAGTACAGCATCTGGCTGTCCATGCGTACGCGATGTCGCAACCCCAAAGCTGCAAACTACGCAAGATATGGTGGACTAGGCGTAGAGGTTTGCGACCGTTGGAACGACTTTTTAAACTTCTACAACGACATGGGTCCGGCGCCTTCACAAGCCCATACTCTAGACCGTATAGACTCTGCAAAAAATTACGAGCCCTCGAACTGTCGGTGGGCAACTGTCCGTCAGCAGTCCCAAAATAGAAAAAACGTTGTACCCCTGACGGCTTTCGGCAAAACCCAGCGCCTCTCTGAGTGGGCAGAAGAGCGGTCTTTGTGCCTCAGCACTATATGCAAGCGTCTTAAACGAGGTGCATCCCCGGAACAGGCGTTACAGACTAGTTAAGTACTCTCGGACAAGCTACTGCAAACAAAACAAGAGCAAGCAGCAGCCAGACTCCAGAAAGAGAATACTTCAGTTGTCGATTCATATACCTCAGCACGGGCGGACGGGTTTGTAGTCGTGTACTACAAGCACTGTACGACTGCGACTCCATACAGTCACGTTCTGCGTACAGTGCTTGGCAGTCTTGCAGATAGGACAGCTGTCGTCTCGGAAATGGGTCTCTTGGTTCCAAGACCAGAACGGACCAGAAGACAGGTTCCAAAGCAGCTGTGCGTGTTCGGGAATAGTGATTTTCCCGGTAGCATCATTGGTCGTAGACACGTACCCAGCCCCGTCCGGGATAATCTGGTCGAACGTGTCTACAGGAACCTTGTGCTTCTTGGGTTTCACGGCTTCTTGTACTTTAGGACTGCAGCCTCTACAAAGGTACCTACCATTGCAGAAACCTTGTCCGGGTTAGACTGTTGCAGTTCTGCAATGGCGTGCGGGTAAAGCTCCTGCAAACGCCGGATAGCTGTGGCCTTTACAGACTCCTGAGTAACCTTGTCCCAGCTTCCAGGCTTGTTAGGATCCTTGAGATCCTTTACTACCGACTGGGCCAGCTCCGCAACAACACCCTGTGCTCCGTGCGCAAGAAGGTCTACTGCACTTAGCAGTTGCTGGTTCTTGGTCGCAGCCGAAACCTTCCGCTGTAGCCAAGCCAGAAACAGACCAAACACCGCCAGCAGTAGCGGCGTAGTGGCCTGTAGAACCAAAGTAAGTACTTCTCGTGTGCTCATACGAAAAGCCTACCAGACTTTACTTCTTCCGGTCCCGAAAACGCTCTCCCCAAACCTTTAGACTTGGGTCCAGAAAACGTAGTAGCAGCCCGACTAGTAGGGCACTAACGCCACCACCTACCCACGGGGGTATCTCCGCAACAATGTGTGCGAATTGGCCAAACGCCGTAAATACCAGTGTTTCCACTGGCAAAAACCCCCATTTGTGCCCCGCATTCATGTCCGTCTCCTCCACGCCGCACCATCCCACAGCTTACGTTTTACTTATGTCGTTACCACACGCACGATGCCCGCAGTAGAAGGTACTGCACTCGGATCGGTGGTGTTGCCAAACACACCCGCAGAAGTGAAGTAATTGTAGGTAGTTATGCCCCCTTGCAGCACGGGCAGAGCTCCGCGTACAGTGCCGCAACGTGCCGCAAAGGAGGTAGTAGGCGCTGGGATTACGAAAGCGTTGAATGTAGCCATGATTCCTCAGCTCAGCGTCGGAGTCGACGAGTCCCACTTGACCCACAAACCAGCAGCATACAACCAGTTGTCAGAGCCCGAGACGAGCTTGTCGCCGTTGGCACGCCCCCCGACGGTGCACCAGCGGTGGCGACTCGGGACGCCCACCCATCCCGACGACGTGCTCGCGGCGGCGTTGCGGAACACGGGGATCTGCCAGGGCACCTCCAACCCGCCGACGGGCGTCTGCCCCATCTGCTGCGTGCTCGTGTTGACCGCGGGCGCGATGGCCTCCGCGTTCGCGGCCATGTGGATCGTCCCGTATGTGATGCGTTGGTTTGATCCCGCCGTGGTGTATCGCTTGTACCCGAGCAGCAGCGCGCTGTTCGAGGTCACGATGAACGTCCCCGTCGCCGCGAGCCCCGTCACATTGTAGTATCCAAGCCACAGATAGGGGTCGGTGTCCTCGGCCGCGAAGGTGCCCGTGAGCAGCGGCTCATCCGACAAGAAGGTCAGCACGTTGCCGCCACCCACCGGGATCGCGTAGGCCGTCCAGCCGAAGCCGTCCGCGTCGTCGCCGGAGATGAACCACCGGCCGGGCGTCGCGCTGAACGCAGTCGCTGCGCTGAACAGCGGCGTCGCGTCGGTTGCGGTGCTCGCCGTCGTCGCGTTCGGGGAGCCGCCAGTGAAGCCCGCCTTGGAGCGCGAGATGGTCCACGTCGCATCGCCCGAGCCGCGCTGAAAGAGCCACTCGCGCGAGCCGCCCGACGCTGCCACGCGGAACCACGCCGAGGTGTTCCCGAGGTTGCCAGCGCCGCTGCCGCTGCCGCCGTAGGGGTTGCTGGTAAGGTTGACGTTGTCCAATGACAGCGAGGTCGCATCGCTCCAGCGCTTCACGATCCAGCCCGCGGCGCAGAGCTGTGTAAGGAGCGAGAAGACCGCGGCGGTGCCGTTTGCAGGGGAAGAAACGTTGGTGAGGGTCGCCATTGTCAGCTCCAGGTAATCAAAACAGTTGCGCCGCCTACAACGGCAAAGTCCGACACGGCTCCGCCGCTCTTAGACACTCGTAGTTCATAGCGACTAGCACTAACAGGAACGGCCACAGAGGCGGTCTTGCGTGTAACGGCGGTCTCCGTCCATGCAAGTGTGGCAACAGTTGCTGCTGTGTCCAGATTGTAGAGAACTAGAGTGCCCGTAACACCACTTACGACACGACCAAAAGCCTCCAGCGTAAGGACAGTAGTCTCCCCGCTGCGAGCGTACGTAGCCGGGTCTATCCGCGCGTAACCAACGACATCGTGCCCAACGCTGGTGGTAGTTGAAACAAGCCCCGCCAGACACTCAATCCGGGGCGAGATGACTGTTCCCCCGCCTAGCGGGTTAGATATCATTGCAGGAATAGGCATCAGTGCACCGTGCTCGCCATTACGTCTACAGACGTGGGGTTGGTGGCCTGCAAGACCAGAGTAAGTACTTCGCGTGTGTTCATATCAGTGTCCATCTGGTTATCGGAGCGCTCACAGCGACCCCATCGAGGTCATGCGGATCGCGAGGACCTCGACGGTCCACGGACTCGCGATTGCGCCCTCGCCGTAGGCACCGGAGCCGACGTAGATCGTCGTCGTCGTCGGGAGCGCCGTCATCAGAGACACGTTGCTGACCGTGTAGAGTTGGCGCCACACGGTCGGGAGCGCGCCACCCGTGCCGACACCCCACCACGAGATGAAAAGCCCCTGCTGCGTGCGCGAGTGCCGCAGCCAGAACTGCCCGCCCGTGAGGTCGCCGCTTGACGGCCCCGTGGTCTCGCCCACGTTGGTGAACCCGCCCGAGGCGTTCGTGAACATGCCCACAAAACGGTCGGAACGCAGCGTCGACAGCGAGTAGTTGCTGGCGTTGAAATAAAAGCCCATGAGGAAAAATCCGCGCGGCGCACCGAGGCCATCGCCCGCGGTCACCCGCAGGCGCACGGCGATTTCCCACGAGGTCGACGACGCACCGAGGGGCGTCGCATCGCGCGTCACGAAGCCGAGGCTGGTGACGCCAGCCGCCGCGGCGAGCGTGAGCGCCGTGCCCGACCACGTGACCGTGACACCGCTCTCGGGCGTGGTCGTCCACCCCGTGCCCGTGAGCGGGTCGACGGCGGTGGTGCCCTCAGCAGCGCCGATGGCACTACGAATTGCAGCAGCGTCGGCCGTTACTCTTGCGACTAGCGTAGTAGGAGTGTCCAGCACACCGCCAGTTACAGAAACAAGCCCTGTACCAGACGGAGCAGGGCCTGCGGGACCAGTTGCTCCCGGAGAACCTGCAGACCCTGCAGGGCCGGGGATTGGAGCAGGAACAGGCATCAGCGCACCGTGCTTGTCATCACGTCTACAGACGTAGGGTTGGTGGCCGCAGGACCTAGACGGAGCCAGATGTTCGTGCGCTTAGACTGCCAAGCAACCGCACCTGTAACTCCGGGTCGCAGCACTCCCGCATCAGAAGTCCCGTTGAACGACACATAGATGAGGTCTGCTGCAGTCGTACTGGCAACCACAAACATAATCGAGTCCGGTTCCCAGGTCTGTGTAACCTGCGGATTCGTAGGATATGTAGTCAGCGTTACTGAAACTGTTGTTAGTGCGTCCATCTAACTCCTCACGAGGGTGCAAGTCTTAGCATAGCAGCAACGTCTACCGCGCCGCTGACAATCACTCCCCCGCTCTTTACACGGAGTTCGATGTAGTCTCCCGCAGCAACAGAGACACTGTTAGAGTGGTCCGAAGCCGTCAGACCTGCGATAGCCTGCGTGCAGGTAATCGTGGTTACAAGACCGTTTTTCCAAACGGTGTAGTCCAGACTGGCTCCAACGGGACCTGTTACAGACCGGACTTCCAAGTCCCGAAGTACTCCGGACTTAGAAATCGGGAGCAGGGGATGGCTACTGGCAGCTGCAACAGCTGTCCGGTTGCCAAAGCCCGGATCCAAAACGCACTCTGTAGAAGCGCTGATTGTCGCTATGTTCCCGAAGAAGAAGTAGCCGTTTACAGGCTGCGGGACAGCTGCAATCAGCCCGTCTACATAGGTTTTGTTGGTTGCGTCAGTCCCCGCAACTGGCGTGTTAACACCGCTAACAACCCGTGCAGTTGGACCAAACGTCACCGCTCCCGCTGCAGACAGCGTAAGATCCGCCAAAGCAGACTGGATTACAGCGTCTGTGCCCGCACTGAGCGTGGCATCTCCGGATACTGTAACCTGAAAATCTCCGGAGCCCAGAGCAACCACGTCTCCAGAGCCCTGGTTGTCCAGAACAAGATCTCCGTCTCGCTGGATAATCCGAGCGCCGTCTTCAAGGTATAGGTCGCTCTCGCCGTGAACCATCCCACCGTCAAAGTAGATCCAGTCGAACGTAGACCCATCCGTGTACGCGATGGTGCCTACACGACGCGGATTAGTTCCGGGAGTTAGCGACAGCGTACCAGTGTCCGAGACGTAGACAGGGGTACCTGCAGCAGCGCCGAGCGTAGTGACAGGACCACAAATGCCCTTGTCTCGTGCGTAGAAGATCTTGTTGGCCAACACAGAAGTGCCGCCATCAATCAGGTTCTGGACAATGTACAGAGGCAAAAGCATTCGGCTGGCATTGTTGGCCAGTGCCTTGTTGAACGTCGGGATGTACTCCTCGTCTGGAAGACCGGCTTTGATGAGAGTCATTCCAGAGATGTAGACAATCTGTCCTCTGGCCAGAGCAACACCCGCAAACCCAGTTACGTATCCAGGGTCCGCACGCAGGCTGTCCAGCATCTGCATCCCGCGGTTTACGTCTTCTGCCCAGCCCCGAGCAGTGTCCTCCTCCGTGGTCTCTCCTGCAGCCGGAATGCGAATCCCGGATTTCATCTGGGCGATAGCCGCAATGACCGTGTTTATAGACTCTGTAGACAAGGCTGCGTTCACCGTCAAGCGAATGAGATAGGTTCCCTCGCAGTCAGGAGTGAACGTAGGGCTCTGAACTGTCGAAGACGAGAACGCGGCGGTAGAGCCCTCCGGACGGTCCAGAAACTCCCAAAGGTACGAGACCTCCCCACCGTTGTTGATGTTCGACAAAGAAACAACGGTGTCGATGACCAAAGCAGTGCCGTTGGGCGGGTTAGACCCTGTAACGGCGTTTATCGTGATGAGTGCTTGAGCCACGTATCACCCCAGGTTCAGCATTGCGTTAAAGTAAAAACTCTCTGTGTTGTTCAAAGCAGCAGCTGTCGGACTCCCCAATTGAAATGTGAGTCTCCAATATGGCTGTCCATAAGCGTAGTTTCCGGACACGCTGCTGCCGTACGTAGACCAGCCCACAGCACCCCCGCTTAATCTAGACACTTCTGTGGCGTCCAAAATCCCGTATACACTGCCAGCAGCTACATACCTATTGCCAGAGGGAGAAGTGCTTACCGCACCTCTGTATTCGGGAAATCCGGGAGTCAGACCGGCAGAACGCGGTCTCAGGTCTCCGCCAAAAATGTAAACGTAGACTGGGTAGGCAGACCCCACCGAAGGTGCGGCAGCGCCTGTCTGTACAAGACCGACTACGTGCACTCCGGGGGGCACTTCTACTGAACCGAAATTAATCGAGCCCAGCCCGCCCAAAACTCCGGCAGCTGTAAAACGCCCACCAACGCAGAGTGTTGACTGGGGAAATAGCAGCGGTCGGTAATCCGCAATCATGGCTTCGGTGACCGCAGCAATTGCGCCTCCCGAAGCATCCAAATTGATCTGCGCAATCTTAATGTAGCCAGAGGTGGTAGAGGGCACAGTAGCGGCTGTAATGGCCCCAACAGCAGACTGTCCCTTGACGTAGCTAATGCACGCCGTAGAAACACTAGGAGCGTTTACGCTACCTGTGCGTCCCGCCAGATCCCAAGACAAAGACTTGTTAGACACAGTAGGGTTGAACGCGGAGCTGCCCGGATCAAAAATGCCTACAGTTTGGGGATCTGCTGCAAGGTAATCTGCACGCACTTCGATAATGTCGATCCGGCTGGACCCCACTGCCGGGGGCGCCGGAACAATAAAGTCCTGATCCGCGGACAATACCAACGGAACCGCCCAGCTGTTGTTAAGAACCCAGTCTGCGCCTTGGTTAGAGTCAATGTCTGTTGCAGAAGCCGGACCCACGTAGTTGTACCCAACCCCCGCTTGCACAGTTACACCAAATGGAGGTGCAGTAGAGTCCACAGCTACGTAAAAGCCCCCGCCAGAAAAACCTCTGGCGCCCAGCATGGCTGACGGAACGCAACTTCCTGGAGACGAAAATACATTTTGGCCGTACGCAGTGCCCGCAGCAATCAGCTCGCTAGCAGCACGTTCCCACTGAAGGGCATTGAGGTCCTCCGAGCTTGGACGCTGCCGCACAGGGATCAGCACACGCTTCTGGAAACTACCGTAAGACATTCTTACCAGCCCTCTTGTTGTAGACCTGCCACGATTCCGGCAGCGCGGTTAGATTGCATCATCCCAGAGATCGAAGTCGTCAGACCATCAATCCCAACATCCCTACCATCATAGCAAAGACCCAAGTCTTCGCCTGTCCCGTACGTGGACGAATCCGGAAGATCGTAAGCCGCAACAGCCCGACGCCCCCCTGTTATGGGAACAATGCAGTCCGCTGTATCCGCAGCTGTGTCATCATAACAACCACCGAAATCCCGAATGGTCTGAATCTTCCCGAGGTTAATGTAGAAAGTTCCCCACTGCTCGGTCTTGTCCGCGTACCAGTTCTTTGCAGGGAAGTATCTCGGCCTCGGATCGTCGTACGTAAAGACATTCGACGCGGCTAGACCATCCGGCACATCATACGCAGTCTGGAAATCCTGATTGAAGGGCTCCCAGTACTCGTACCGAACTCGCCAAGGATCCAACAGAATCTCTACGTTTCTCCACATAGAAGCGGGAGAAATGTTGTCTGGCAGGTTCCGAATACGAAAAGACAGACTCGCATCTGTCTCTCCCGCTCCTCTGGAGATGTCCTGAGATTTAGCGATCAGGTCCAGCATCGGTGCTGCACCCCCCGTAAAACTCGTGATCTGTCTTACTTTGATCGAAAGATCCGCAAGAGGAGGATCCTCCACGAGAACGTGGATCTTATCGACCTCGCCAGGGATAGTAACTCCCGCGGGAGTGACCGTAGTTCCCGAAGCGTTATGCTGCCAGTCAGGGAAAATAGCCCGAACACGAGAAGTGATCGGACCAAGATCGGCAGAAGTAAAGACTGCATCTTCAAGAGTCCGATAGTACCTGCCGCCCTTTGCAGAGACAACTGACCCCCGCTTGACCGTGACGGCAGTGCCCCCAGATGTCCGGTAGAACTCCACGACCCCTTCAGAGTACCCGGGACCTCTTGCGTAGGCTGCCAGCAGCCCTGTAGCCGTGTTGTAGCTAGCGGTAGACACCCGAGCGAACATGGCCGCGTAAGCTTCCAGCTGCTCGTAGCCCTGCCCAGCTTTCAAACTTGCGACAAACTCAGGGTCCAAGACCTTTGGCATCAGCCGCAGGAAGTACTCTTGGTCGAACTCGGAGAATCCGGAGTCCGCTGTAGGTGCCACTGGTCCTACAGGAAATATCGGGATGACAGGGACGTACCCCGTGTCCGTAGGAGCGTTGACCAACGTGTACGGCCAAGACTGGTCTAGCTCTGTCGCAGCGTTGTCTACAGCGTAAACAGAGACTGCAGGAGAATCAGGCCATACCGGTCCGCGCCGGAGAAGATAGCGGTGGCCATCAGTGATTGCACTACGTGAAGACAGTGACGCATAAGGCTCCGTAAAATTTGTACCATCGAATGCCAGCTCCTCCAGTTCCATTCCCGGAAAAGCCACAAAAACAAACACACGCTGCAGGGCCGGTATTCCCGTAACGTCAAAGCCCAATACCTGCGTCTCCAATATAGTAGACGGGCTGGTAGGACTGATGTTAGCGACAACAGGAGCCATTAACTACCTACTTTACAGAAGGTAGTTGAAGTCCGCAAAACCTCTCCAGGCAACGGTTGAATGTCTCCTGTAGGACTAATGACTTCGTTGCCTGTGTAATACACACCAGGAATACGCTGAATGATGCTGCGAATGTCTTGGAGACGAAGCATCTGTCCGGGGTCCAGATTGTTGATGTACTGAATTAAAGCAGTCCGAACGTTCGCCGTTACAGTCTCTTCATTAGAACCAGAAGAGAAAGTAAGCTCTATTCTGAGGGCTTGAAGAGTAACAGCAGCAACAGAGACCTGAACCCCGACACCGGCAGCTCGCCATTCCGTCAAGACCTGATCTAGCTGATTGGTCAGTAGTGCCTGTTGCGTAGCGTAAGCGCCCGGGATCGTTGCAGACGTAATCAACTGCTCTGTAAAGCTATCAGCGACTACAGCTTGGACGTAGCCAATCGGCCGACCCAGAGTGTCCAAGTTCTCGAAGACGTTGGCCTTTACGACTCCGGGGACGGACAGGATGGCCTGTTCGATGGCTCCCAGTGTCGCCCGACGAGCAGCAAGATAGCGAAGACGGTATCGAAGAGCATAGTCCGAGTCGTTCTCCCGGTCCTCTCCACCGAAGGTGGCTGCTGTGTTGGTCACAGTCATGCCACTGGTAGGAGCACCTGTAATCGTGGACGTGATGTTGTTGATCTTCAGTGCGGAGGCTTTCTGAGAGAAGCCTGCCAGTACCGAACGGATCGGTACCCGAGCGGTGGTCGCACCTACAGCTACCGGAAAGTCTCCGACAGTAATGAACTGTACGTTGTCGGAAGTGGACAGCGTGGTCCCGTCCGGGACGGTGAAAGCTCCTGTAACTGCAGGAGAGAAACTGAAGTTAGCGTAGCCAAACGACGGAGATGCCTGCTTCCGAATCAGGTCCGGATAGCGGTCAATGATCAACCGGTCGAGGGCTGCATCCCGAGCAGTGCCTACGTAGAGGTCCCCGCGGATCTTGGCTAGCTGTCCGACACACTCGTCGGCCATGGCGGAAGCCGCAGCAAACAAGATGTTCAGGTCCGAGCCTTTGCGATCAATCTCCGACGCGGACAAAAGCCCGTTGCGAATCAGAGCTTCTGATTTGCCAATGCGAAAGATGTCGAAGAACGCCGGAAGGTCCATAGGTTTAACTGGAGACTAGTGTAGTCTCGACTTCTCCATCAGGTGTCTGTGCCCGTACGTGAATAGACAACTGTCCCGCACTCAGCTCCAGTTTAGCAGTTGCAGACAGCACTCCCGGCTCTTTCAAAACTTCCTGCTCGATATTTACTTTCAGAGCAGGCAGAGAAGACGCCCTCAGACCCTCTTTGACCTTCAAACCTTGTCCGAAATCGTCCGGGTTCAAGTGGTAGTAAGCTCCAGGTAGCGTCGTCAGACGCCGGTAGATGAGCTTGCGGAGAACATCCTCGGTAAAGATACGAGTATACGTTCCCGCCGTGCTTGTGTTTAGGGCTCCGGCTAGGATGTTGGTCTGCTCGAAGTCCCAAGCACCCCGAGGCTCGTTCACTGCCGTAGTCGGAAGCACTCCCGGGAAATCTACATATCGAGGAGCAGAAATCACTGCTCCTGTAGCTGCGGACAGCAGTGTCAAAGACTGTACGCGATGCTGGTAGTTCCGGGACGATAGCGGCTCCCGTAGAAAGATCTGGAATCTACGATCTGTGATCTTGAGAACACCAATAGGGGTGAACGTTCTAGAACCGTCTACACGCTCGACAGTCCACGAAGACGGGTTCAGGGCATCTCCTGCGGACAGTACGGACCGGGCACGAGGAGGACGTGAGAGAGTGACAGTGACAGAGTGCGTGGTGGTTGCCACAGCCCCCTGAACACTTAGACGAGGGTCTGCACCCCAGACATCAAGTCCCCACTCCCCGAGTCCGTAGCTCAAGTTACTTCCCCTTCCGAGCTTTGTAGCGAGCCAGCAGGTTCCGGCCCTTCGCACAGATGCGCGCAGCGCCCTCGCGGGTCTTGGGTACGGGCTCGCCCCAAGCACGCGCAGTAAGCGCCTGTCGGGTCGGAGAGCCGTCCGGCTTGGTCAGCGGGGGCATCTTGGCCCTGCAGTAGAAGCGAGCCGCCCAAGAGCCTTTACGGCGCATCTTCTCGGGAGTGTCCGCAGCCCCCTTCACACCGGGCTTGAGGTTGGCACCCTCCTTGCGCTTGTAGTGAGCGCGACCAGCAGCCGTAAGACCCCCCGAAGGGTCCTTCCGAGGCTTCACCAACATGGCTCTCTTTAGTTTCATTTCAACTCTACTTTTGTAGCACGAACGTCGGGTACTGTCGGGGACGGTTCAGGCGGTGTTCCAGACGGGCTCAGCGTTGCGGGTGTTGTCAACGCAGCAGCTACAGGACTTACGTATCCGTGCACATGCGCATCAGCCCAGCTCTTCAGAGAATCCAGATAAGACTTTAGGGTTTGTCCTTTGGCGGCAGGCTCTGTTCCGGAGACATCCGACAAGAAGACTTTCCCAGAGTCTACAATGACGTTAGCGTTTCCAGAGCCTTCGACCTTGATCGTGATGTTTGCCCCTTCTGAAACGTAGATCTCATACGGAGTGCTGGGCTTGCACCTGAGAACGACCTTCTCCGCCTGTTCGTAGAGACCAGCTTCCTCGCCCGTAAGGGCGGTACCTTGCTGCTCTGCGAAAGGCTTGTCTCCGGCAGACCACATGCGAGAGATGATCACGGGACCTGCATCTGTGTCCCCTTCGGGGATTGCGATGAGTACCGTGTCCTCTTCTTGAAGTGGAACGTGCTGGCCAAACAAGTTGCCAGCGTAGGCAGTCCCTACAGTGGCTGTATCGTTGTCCTCGTGCAGAAGGTAGGTAATGTCGGCGAACACACCGTGCTCGGGGTCCACAAGCACCCTGTCCACAATACCGAGCGTGAGGTGTACACGCGGGTCGATCCCTGGCCGCGAGACCAGAGACGACAGACGGCTAGGATCTATGTTTCGACGAGTCATCGCCACCTTCCTGTCGACCGGAACTCGCTCAGCTCTGCAACTTCATTCCCTCTAAGTCCTTGAAGAGCAGAATCTGTCTGGGGCTCCTCAATGTCAAAGGACGGCGCGGTCGGCAAGTTTGCGGTAGGGACACGCCCCCCAGCAACAGCGGGCTGCGGTACTGCGTTCGTTGTTCTAGAGCTAGCAGTACCTGTTCTGCGCGCAGTCGGAGTTCCGGAGTGTCGACGAGCGTTAGCGAGTCCCTCTCGATCTGTTTCTCCCCAGCGGTAGATGATGTAGTTCTGTACGTCTGCTTTGACCGTGACCTCCTCATAACTCCAGTCGAAGTTCACAGAAGAGACCATAAAGTAGCGAAGTGCTCCCATGATGTTACCTCGTGCGGTGGCAACAATTACGCGAGCAAGACCCGTGTTACCGTTCAGATGCCGTGCGACCTGAGCGACAGACTCTGCGTACGGCATCTGTGCTGTAGCATTCAGGGTAGACACAATTGGGGCGTTGGAGTCTAGACGGCTAGCGTCTACAAGCAGCTCGATAGGATCCCCTACCCGCAGACGTAGCAAGTCAGGGTCTGCGTTGGTCCCTCCGAAAGAAGTTACGCGGGCAGCTTCGATGTCTCCAGACATCTCTTGGCGACCAATCTGCTCGTAGAAAGACTGGGCAATCTGCGTAAGACGTGCGAGAGATGCTACTCCGGGGACGCGGTAGGTGCGGATCTCCTGAGACTCTTGGCCTCCAAGAGCGTCACGAATAGGAGTCCACCCCACGCCCTGCGCACGGGCCTCCCGCACGGTTCTGGGGGGCCACACAACCTGGAGCATCTGCCGCCTCCCACGAGCCCCTGAGCCCGTGTTCTGGGCCACCACGCGGATCGAGTGCGGCTTGTTTACGCCCGCATACTTCCGAGCGATCTTCATGCTCTGGATATCTCGACCCCAGACCAGACGGCGGATTCCCCAAGCATCCTCTCCGAGTTCCCGCCGTCGGTTAGGACGAAAAGGAGTCTCCATAGGCTGTCCAGACCGGTCTCTAGCGATCATGTTGAACAGCGAAGGGGCGTAGCGAATCTCCAGATTCCTGCCTACAAACTTGGGGACAGCACCGACCAGATAACACATGCGTGTGATTAGGTCCCAGAAGTTCATGCTGTTGGAAGCGCCGCCAGCGTTGGCCCCTTGTCCGTTAGCCCCCCGACGATTACGAGGTAGTACAGCCTCGTCCCCAGGACCGAGCACCTTCTGGTCGGGCCACTCCTCCGGGTATACACGCACCTGAATCTGCTCTCTGGTAGGGAGATGTCGGATTGTGTCGTGTTCCGCCAGAATCTGCTTGATTACAGTCTGAATAGGTACGTTCAGCTGAATACGAGACAAGATTGTAGACCGGCGTCGGCGACGAGAGGGCATGCCCTGTCTCGTGGGGTTTGCCTCGTCGTAGACATCTGCAAAGGAAACAAGCGGGGAGTCCAACAAAAGCCCCCGAAGATCTCTGCCTTCGATGTGAACTTCTGCTCCGTCTGCTCCGAACTCTACAGTCCAGTTGTCTGCAGGACCAACCATGAGCAAGTTGTCGTCGATAGGAACGTTGTCGTCTGTCCGAGTAACAAGAATAGACCTGCGGTTGCCATTCGGGAGAGTTCGCCGCATGCCTTCTGCAAAGTCGGATGCAGAGACTGTTCCGAGGTGAATCTCTGCAGAGCACGCTACAACTGTACGAGGATCAATCGGCAGTTCCCGATAATCAAAGATCAACTTGTAAGTAGCGGCTTGGGTATGTCCTTGTAGGTGTACGGAGCACTTCTTGGGTACCCGGTTCATTACAAACGTGCTGGAATCACTCTGGTTGACGAGAAACTCAGTCTGCTGCCCGGATTCCTCCTGCACGCGGACCTGTAGCTTGCTCTCAAAGATAAGCGTCAGGTTGACCACGCAGCTAGGGTAGAAAGACTCCGTACCAAGAACTGTCACAACTGCGCCTCGTCTTCCGGCTGATCAATGCGCGGAATTGTAATGGTCTGTCCCGGATACAGCTCGGTAGTATCCAGACCGTTGAATAGCATTAGAGCACGCCACTGAGTGGGCGTACCATAATACAGTTGAGACACGTAGCGAAGATCATCCCCTTCCCTGGCACGATACAGACCCAACGCCCGCTCCGGAGTAGCCTCGAAGTACCGCCGACGTGCTTCTGTCTCATCCTGCACTCTGCGGAGGTCTGAGACCGTTTCCCTAACGTAGAGCTGGGCCTTCATCACCTCTTCCGGATCCAAGGCGTCCAAAGCTGCCTGTTCCGCAGCCGCAAAACGACTATCAGCACTACCGCTGCTAGTCCCGATGTAAGAACCGAACGGGATAGCTCTCCGGTAGTCCTCAAAGACTCCTGCCCACCCGTCAGCTTCTGTTTTGTCTTTGATGTTGAAAGCAGTTTGAGCAATACCGCCGAGCGTAGTCTGTATCTCAGACGCTGCGCGGATAGGAGAAGCCTCGTCGATCAAACCTGTAACACTCTGATCAATGGAGTAGGAAGCATCCGCAATCCTGTTTAGGAAGTTGCGATATTCCTGCATGTACTCCGACATCAAAGCACGAGGAGTGTCGATAATCCGAAGCGCGTTTCGCAACAGGCTACGAAGATTGGAACCGATCTCGCGCTGTCCGGCAGGGGGACCAAACTCCGGAGACTCTGGTACTCGATCTTTAGAGACCCAGGCGAAGTTGGCAGACCACTCGCAGTCGTGAATGTTGTGCCACTTCTGAGAGAGTTTCTTGAGATACCCACGACGGATTACGTAACCCCACTGGACCTCCAGCAGCTGCCCTTCCGTGCGGACAGAGTCCAGCAAACTAATAGCGTCCACAACAGAAGTTACTGGAGTGCCCGACGTGCCCGGAGAGAAGTTTCCGAGTGCCCCACCGTTGGCTCCGGGAGTACGGGGCTGGACCAGAATGATTGGGGCTTGCCCGGGACGCTCCGCAAAAGCTGTCGAGTAGTTGAGGTACTTGTCTTTCCAAAATCCCTCGATCTGAGTTTCCCCCTCCATGGACCCCATGACTGTGCCGTAGCCAATGGGATTGCCTGCAGGATTGGTGATCTTTACCCGTTGCTCACCCTCTAGGGTCAAAGGACGATAGGGCAAACCACGAGCAACAAGAGTGATCGCACGACGTCGACCCCCTAGTTCCCTGATCGTGAATGCCGGAACCTCTGAAATCGCCATGACAACAGTCTATCACCCATTCGAGAACGCAGGAGCAAACCCGCTAGATAGTCGCTGAGAGGCCATCGACTCCAAGTCTCCCACAAATGCGGCAGCTACACGCTCGGGGCTAAAGCCCTCTGCAAACTTCTGCGTAATGTCGAACCGGCTGTATCGAAAATCCTGGTGAACTTGCGGGCGGTTTGCTTCCGGACGACCACGTCGGTTTGGGTTAAACGTGCTCGTGCGGCGCTGAATTTCCGCCAAGCCTGCTTCTGTTTCGTCAAAAGCTCTGGACAAACGCACCTCTTCCCGAGACCGAAGGTTGCGTTGGTACTCTTCCGCACTGATGAGGTGTAGCTGCAGCTTGAGGTACTGAACGCTCTCCCCGAGTTCAGTCCACCAGTTTCTAAGGTTCATAGACAGCTGCCGCATCGTCTCTGCGAAGTTGGTAATGTCTAGATTCAAGTTGCGCAAAGGTCCCGTAAGGAACCCCATGTACGAAAACCCTGTTAGCAAAATACGGGCGGTAGCTTTAACTACTTCCCACAGAATGTTAAACGCGACCGCAAGACCAAACAGAGCGACTACCAAGATAGCTGCGGCTCCGTACACCAGCACTTGAAACACGGTAAAGATTGGCAAAAGAACGCCGGTTACAACGCCCCCTAGTAGCTGCAACGTTGTGAACAGCACGGGAAGAACAGTGCTGACGCCGACCGCCAGCACGTTCATAAACGCGTCTAGCATGAGTACAAGGGGAGCAAACGCCGTCACAAGTTGTCCTATGAACGCAACAATCCCGGTGCCGCTGGCCCCACCAAACGCGCCCATGCCAAATACACGGCCGAGCAGCACGGTAAGGAATATACCAACAGGTCCCAATGCAACGCCCAAGCTGCGCATCAACAGCAACGGCAGAGCTTGCAGGAAGAAAGTCTTTGCGGCGCTTCCCAAGTCTGTTACTAGCGTTGCGAGTGGCACGCCAAGAACGGCCGCCATGGTTCCATTTACAGAGGATCTTCGACTGCCGAACGCTGGGTGGCTAGCAAAAAAGCCACGCAACATTTCATTCATGTGGGTTTTTCCGGCGGAGTACATTGCCCATGCCCGGGTCGACACCTGAGACATCTTCTCGGGAAGAGCTGTAAGCCACTGCTCCAGCTTCTCTCCGACCTTGGGCATTACTTGCGCAAAACGCTCCATCCAGCGTGTAACAGGTTGCAGCAGCCGCCCGCTAATACGCTCTACAATAGGCGCTAGTCGGGCCATCTGTACAGTTGTTGCGGAGATAATGCCTTTCCAAGCGTTGTAGACCGGCTCTGTAATAGACAAGAACAGCTCATGCCGAAGCGACACGAACGTGCCTATGATAGCCTCGTATGCGTCTCCAGTTGCGTCCATTAGCGGCTGCAAACGAGAAGCCACATCTGCAAGCACTTCAAACCGCTGGTCTCCGGTCAGGCGATTAAACTGTCCCGCGTCTGTGATTCTACGTCCCCGGAAAGTCGCGTAGTTCTTAACGACTTCTCGCCACGTACGGTTATCAAGACCCGCAACGCCCTGCATCATGCCCATGATGTCTCTAGACACCTGCGGGGCATCAATGCCTGCAGAGACACCGCCTGCTGTCAAGTAGTTGGAGGTCCGAAGAATCTCCCCTACTGTGCGCGTTTGGAGATGTCCGTTTACTCGACGGGTTGCGGAGCCCATTGCAGCGGGCAAAAAGCTGGCAAAAGACGCGGCATAGTCGTTAAGCTCTCCGGGAAGGATCGCCGCGTCTTCCGACATCTGCTGGATGATTCCGCGTGAGAACTGGCGAGCATCTGTAAACTGTTGCCGGTAAGCAGCAGTTTGTGCGGCTGCCCGCTCCGACACAGTGCTGTTCACCATGCTGCGGTTTATCCGCTCGTTGATTTCTGCAATTGAAGTTCCGACAATTTCGTACTGTCGAAGAGTGCGCGACATGCTGTTAAGTTGCTGCTCCCGGCCAGACCATGCAGTCGCCACCGACTGCATTGGAGCTAGAGCAGTCTGCAGAGACTGTCTAACAGAAGAAGCAATCATTCCTACGGAAGCAAGCTGCTGTCCGAAAGAAACAAGCTTTGAAGTAGCCCCGCCATCTACGACTCTAAGATAGTAAGAAAGTTGCTGGGCTACTTCAAACATTACGACTCTCCGGGCTTGTTCTCCTGCTCGACCAGCTTACCGACTGCTTCAGTAAACTTGAACAAGTCGGACAGTGGCATCTCCATTGCATCACACAGAGTAGTATGCCCGTAACGGCAGGCAACGGCTAGCCTCTGCCAGAAAGCATCGGCGTGCTCTGCAGTGCCGTGTTTCTTTCCGCCGAGCAGATACTCAGCAAAAGTTAGCGGACGACTGCTTTTGCTGACTTCAAAAAATCCGCAATCTCGTCTTGCTGCGGCTGGTTCACATTCGAGTAAGCAGCCATCAAAGCAGTCCGGCCCTTTGGTCCCAGACGGTCCATAAAAATTTCAATAGACTCGTCCGCGGTTGAGATTTTGCCACTGACGCCGTCCAGATCGACAGCGCACACTACAGACTCCTTCACGAGCTCTGTAATAAGCTTTGCGCCGTCGTTGCCAGCGCGAGCCAATGCTCGCGCCTCAGACGAAGCCTTGAGCTCCCGAACGGTTACAGACACGTAACCGATCTCGGCCTGTACCTTCTCTGGGAATGTGAAAGTGACCTCGACCGGCTGTCGGTACGAGCGGGGATTCAGCTGATTGTCAGACATGTTCTTTCCTTGCCTTGGTTGGAACTAGACCTGCCCTATGCAGATCAGGTGAGTACGGCGAGAGCCTCAGAGCATGCGCCTTCGAGCTTGATAGTCACGTAGTCCGTACGCGAGTTGGTGTTCACAGGAAAAGGACCGAACTCCACGTCGGGGAAGGTAATGACTGCACGGTCGCCATTAGGCCACGTGAGCGATGCCTTCACGTTGATACGGGTGCCAGGGGTACGGCGCCGAGCCTTGTCCACAGCAGACCGAATCAGATTGAAGATGTCGTTCGACGCAGCGTGTAGCTCCATGTCGAACTTGATTCCCTTGAAGACCGAGTCCTTGCGGTTGGTAGTCTCGCCAAGGTAGCCCTCGTCCTTCAGCTCTAGCTCGTAGTTAAACGAAAAGCTCCGGATGCAGTTGATCTCCTGCAGAGGTGCGGAGTCCTGAATCACGATTACGCTTACGTTCTGTCCTAGAATTCTTTGGGCCACAGCATTTACCTTTCGTGATTACCAGACTACCGAGCTAGAAAATCGCCCTGCCTTTCGGCTACCCGCGGGCCACGGGCTTGGGGTCCAGGGCAAGGAACAGAACCCCCAGACCGCGAAGCAAGCTCAGCTAGCCGTCACCGTGATGGCATCCGGGCTTACCTCAGACTGGCAAACAATCACATCAAGGGTCGGCAGCATGCGCACCACACTCTTGATGATCCAGATACCCTGCGCAGAAAGCGCGGGGGTATTCGGAGACTTGTCGTCTACCGAGTAGCTCTCAATCCGCTGTGCTTCCGGGTTGTTGTCCGAGAGCAGATCCTCATAGAAAGCCACTGTCTCCGACAGGAGGCTGTCTTTAATCGACTGGCGACCAAGCATCTTGGACATCTGGTTGTAGCGAGCAGCCAGAGAGTCCTGGATGAAGTCTGCCATCCGGCGACGGTTGATGTTCTTCTCTCCGGAAGTCAGGGACGTAGTAATCCCGGACTGGAGGATGGGACCAACTACGCGATCCATCCGGAGCGCGCAGATACCTGCCTGCTTGAACAGGATGTAGTCCGACATGTCCAGCGAAGGGGTGCCCCGCTGATAGCCGATGATCGGACTGAAGATGGTCGGTACAGGCTCTGCAGCCTGTCCAGGGTTCAACTCAGGCTGAAGGTTCGACAGCAGACAGGCTACCCAAGTGTCCATCGACACATCAATGTAGCCATCGTCCGTAGTCGTACCGTCCGAGCAATCAACCTCGGTACCGACAAGCTCCGGGATGAACGTGCGGCAGCCGGGCCACGAGTAAATCCCCCGCTCGTTGCGGATAGCACCACCGCCAGTGCCGCCCACGCCAGGAGCAGCAGCCGAGAGGATGGTCGACTTGGTAAGAGTTGTCAGCTTCGGAGAGATGACGTACATGCGGGACATGCCACGCTGCGATGCCGACAGGCAGTGCAGACGTAGGTGGCTCTGAATCGTGTTGTCCTTACGTGCGCAGGTAACCAGCGAGATCGAGTTCACGGGCTCTACGTCGTTGAGAAGAGCGTTGAACGCGTCAATGTAGCGGGTCCGGAGCAACGAGGTGGTCGTCAGGTTCGGAGCGTGTACGTTGGCATCGTAGGTAAGTGCCCCGGTCGGGTGCGTTACTCCAGTAAGGCCCGAAAGCTCGTCCCAGACAGCCCCTGTAGGAGCAGTGGGAGTCGGGTACGCTGCAAGGGCTGTAGCAGCCGAAACAGTACCGGTAATCGGGCGAGCAAGTACTGAGTAGCCTGCCGGACCGGACAGCACGTAACCAGCCCCCGAGTCGGCGTCAGTTCCACGGTGTACGCGGTAGGCAAGAGCAGAACCAGCCAACCAGTCGGTACTAGCGGTGAAGGTGCCTCCAGCAAGCTTCTGCAGAGTAAGCTGCGTCTCCGAGTCTACGGTCACTACACGAAGAGTTGCAGCGCAGACAAGGTTCTGCGACAGAGCAACCGCATTGAGCGAGCCAACAACTACAACATCCCCAATAGCAACCCCGTTAGTCTCGAAGTTTGCACCGGACGATGTAAGCGTTACCGTGGCCGCAGGAAGACCCGATACCGACGTAGTACCGTTCACGCCCACAATCTTCGGAGGAGTCCCCGAAAAATCTACAGGAGCTGCCGTGATAACGCGGTCTGTGCTGGCTCGGAACTCCGAACCTGCCTCAAGACGTACAGCAACCCCCGGAGTAATCGGGGTTGTGTCCGTAGCGCTCGTGTTGGTCGGGAGCTGACGCCAGCAGCGAACAGCGTACTGCGTAGTCCCCGAAGCCGGACGAACAAGGTCTACCGGGCAGACTGCGAGACGGGAGAAACGCTTGTTGCGAACCTCAACAAAGAGGTTGCCCATCTCATCGCCGAAGTCCCCAAGAGTCGAATCGAACCCACCGATCTTGTCGAGGAGATCCGAACCGCCATAGACTTCCTGCACGCGGAACGAAGACACAACTTCGCCAGCTGTGTTTACCTTGCACACAGACGACATGTTGGTGGCTTCGCCGACCACACACACGACGCCGTAGCTAGCCCCGCTAATAGGACCGGGAGAGCGCTGGTCGACAATGACCACACCCTCAATTGCGTTGAGCTCTTCCGTCCCGGGGAAGTAGCCATACCGTCGTACAAAGCCAGCTCCGGCCATTTATGCTTCTCCTAGTTTCTACAATCTACTTCTGTTGTTACGCAAAGTCTACCAGTGGCTTTGCTTTCAGTTCTGGCAGCGTCAGGAACTGCGCATAAGGTGTCTTGGCTCGAAACTGCATCACAAGCTTACGATAGCGGCGCTGATTGTCCGCTTCGTTGTCTTCGTACTGCATACGAAGCAGCAGAAAATCCGCCCGAAGATTGTGATAGTAGGGCATCTCCAAACGAAAACCTGTCATCCAGTTTACGGGGTTGGAAGCGTCCTCCAAAGCCATCAAAGCATTTTCACGATGCATGTCTTCGTTTGTCCAGACATGTACAGTGAGCTCCATCGACACGTCCCCATTGATATACAGCCCACCTTTAGGAAACTGCTTCACAAGGTACTGCTCGAAGGCCCCTGTGTCTGAGTCGTACTCAATGTTTCCATCTACGTACACAGACGCTGCGGGGTAGACAGCCTTGTCTTCCGGCTCCGCTTTCATCTCCCGAACTACAGAGAATGAAGTGTGTTTGCCTCCGTCGATGGGGAACGTGATGTCCCTAAGATAGTCGGCAAGCGCCCGAACTGCCGCTCGGACAGAGCTCACTTCCCGGTAGTCGGACACTGCTTGCTTGTCGTTTGGCTCTGTTACCAGCCTTGTTATTAGGTCCATGTGATCTCCCCGCCAGAGTCGTACAGCCAAACAGGTATACCGGAAGTCTCTTGCTAAACCTCAACAGAGCGTAAGCCATGGCATTCTTGCCAAAGCGCAAAGCATCCGATGCAATGTATGTAACCTTGGGAAGCTTCATTTCAGATTTCTTGATGCCAGCTGCTCAACCTCTTGTCGAATGCAGGTCTGAAAGATACCCCGAATCTTCTGTGTAGACTTCTTGATAATGTTGCGGGGAGCGAAGCGAACACCTGTACGCTTGTTTATCCGCCACATGATCATTCTTGCAAGCTTACGAGGAGTATTCGCGCGTGTGTACCGAGAGGTAAGTCCCCGAGCCCGAACCCACTGCTCAAACATGTCGAGCGTGAAAGAGTGACCTCGCTCGTTCTTCCCCAAGTACAGTCTTTTGGCTCCGGCACCTACTCCGTTTTCAACGTAGGGGGAGTAGATCTTCTTGTTGATGATGGCTATTTCCATCGAGGGCCTATCCGGAATAATCTCCCAAGCCTTGAGGAAAGCCCCCGACGCTACTGCACCCTTGTTGCTGCCTCCGGGCTTTGCAGGAGGAGCATCCAGTGTGTTCTTAGCCAAGACAGCGACAGCTTCCCGAGCGGCTTTGTCCATTGCGCGGACAAGCGCAGGACGCAAAACTCTCTGCTTGAAAGCCTTTTCGTAAGCCCCAAGATTTCCCGAAGTCTTGGAGATGTCGATGTCTTTACGAAGAGACATTACCGACGACCTTTACGTCCTCCGCGCTTTGTGTGGACCTTTACGCGCTTACGAACCTTGCCGACGTTTGTAGGTTTCATCCTGGCGAACCGTTGGCCTCTCTGTCGTTGCCCGACCTTAGCAAGCGCACTGTCCACTGTAGACGTGTAGCCAAGTAGACAGGCGCCCCCTGAATCATGTACCGACGTCTGATTTTGGCATCGGAGTCTCCCCGAGAAAGACTAATCTCCCAAAAGAATGTCTCGTTGCTCGGGATGGCGTCTCCGTTGGAAAGATCGCCTGTCAGCTGTGTCTCTACGTAACGAGGACTAATCTCCGTGACAGTTACAGCACCCTGCTCGTCGGTTCCGATGTCCAGCAAGGTACGTTGCAGACCTCCCATCTCGACTTTCGGAGTTGGGAGTACCTCTTCTTCGGAGATAACAGACTCAACACCTTCCCCACGCTCACGTCCGGACCAGCGTGTGCGAACCCAGAAGACTCGATAAGGACGTGCTCCAAGGTCGGAAGCTAGTTGACGGATGTCGTCAATGCAGCCATCCATGAACCCGCCAAGAAGCGTGTCCTTGTAGTCCTGATCCAGAATCGGCCCAGTCTTGCAACTCATAAACTAGCCTACCCGGGTTCCCTGCCTGAAGATAGAGTGTGCTTTGTGCGTGGCGTACGCCCCGCCCGCAATGCCTGCAAGTTGCGCAGCCACTCCGGCGCCTTGCAAAAGCGCCCTGCTACCACGTCCAAGTCTTCGGTGGTCTGCAGCAAACTCGGAGATCTTTGCTGCACGCCCCCGCAGAAGTAGCGGCATGCTTCCGTAAGCGCCCGCTCCGTAGCCTGCCAAAGCACGGTAAAACATGGCGTCTTTGTCGCGATGTCCTCCGACTTTGCCATGTCGCAAAGCAAGATATCCCAAAGAGCCCCCTGCAGCCCCGGAAGCCGCATGAAGAGCCATCCAGTTCTTGCCATGCTTCTTAGCGAACTCCCCAACTGACATCCGGCTGTTGGGACGTTCTTGGGACTTCATCCAGTACGTACGGCGAGTTGTGCCCCTCTTTCCGCGCACAATTTTTACAACTCGTTTAAGTCCAGCTCTGGACATGCCTACCTCCGTACCCGGATGTTGCCCTGTCCTTGAAACATTTCAGCGTACGGGTAGTACGGCACACCAAGAGTGTCCGACAGTCGCTTGGCCCAGTAGATGTACTCCCGACGAAGCAGGTCCGTAGAAGTCATTCCAGACTGCGCTCCGCGCATCTTGATGTCTCCAATAGACTCCACAGTCAGGTAGCAAGCGGCCTTGAGCATCTTGGTCTCAAAGCCATCTAGAATGCCGAGCAGCTGCCGAACACGCTCTGCCGAGTACTGAGTCTGGCTACTCAGCGCTGCCTCCAGAAGGAACGCACCCTGCATGGGAATCACCATGCCCATTGCGTAGACACTGACAGCTGCGACCTCTGGAAAGCCCAGATGGCGCCTGCATCGTGCTTTCTCGTCTTCTGTTAGCAGTGCCGACATTACAGAGTCTTCTCCTCCAGCGGAACCTTCTGCTCCATCAGACGCTTAGCTATGGCTTCGCTCTTTACAATCTTACCCTTAGCGACAGTGACAAGCGCGCCGTTAAGTGCGGCTCGTCGCTCTTCCAGTACAACCCAGTACTTAGTCTTCAGAAGAGGCAATGCAGACAAAGCGCTGCTGGTTGTGTCTACAGCATCTGCAAGCTTCGACAGTGCTTCGGCTGCTGCAGAGATTCCGGGAACTGTCTTCTCCGGATCTGCATTGAAAGACAGAGTAATCTCCTTCTCTGCTGGAGGGAGAATGTTGTGGTGATTGTAGTGTTTCTTCGGCCTGCCCATACGAAAACTCTAGCACACAAAAGAAAAGGTCCCCAGGGCTACAACCTCCCAGGGACCTTCCCCACTCTTGCCTGCTTTCAGTGAGTCGTAGTGATCAGGCAGCAGTACCGGTGTTCAGCGACAGGAAGCGCTTGAAACGTGCGCTGTCGCCAGTCGAGGCATCCGTGCGGCAGACCCAGTCGCCGACAAAGCGCCACGAGGTAGCAACCATGTCCTGCAGGCGGTTGAGGGGCGCCCGCATGATGAGCTTGATGCGGTCCGCGTTGATCTCGACACCGTTGTTCGAGACCTGCACGTCGCCCATCTTGCCCGTGATACCAGCCTCGGTAAGGTACATGGCCGGATCCTGGAAGTACTCGAAGATGCCGCCGTAACCCGAGAAGAGGATACGCTGAACCTCCATGCCGGTCGTGGTGCCGTCTGCAGTCAGCTCAGGAGCGAAAGGGTCCTCCTGGCTGAAGGTTGCACCGTCGTACGGGTCTACCGTAAGAGGTGTGGGGGCCTCGTTGTTCTGCACGAAGGCTACGTTGAGGATACGACCCACAACGAAGTCCTGATACATGTAGTTCTCCGGACGGCCGGTGAGCATGCGCTGGATCTCGGTATCAGCGAGAAGCTGCGACTCAGACACAGGGCCAATGTGGGCATGGTAGTCCCCGTCGGGATGACGCGGGATGTTGTTCCGGCGAAGCCGGGTAACCATGTTACGAATGTCCTGCAGACGGGGCAGATCCGTCACGTCAAGATCGTCCACGCGATTGCCACCGCCCACGAAGAGGGTGCCAGAGCGGTCCACCGAGAGCACTGCATCACGGTCGGCCCAGTTGGCAGCCGAGCTCAGAGTCAGCGTACCCGGACCAAGCTCGTCGCCAGCGGTATCGGGAGTGTAACCAATCACGTTGCGAGCAGTCCCGCCGACCGTGATAGCAAGCGGGTTGGTGCTCGACACCTGATCAAAGCGGACACGCGAACCGTTCGACAGGTTCGGGTTACGCGCACGGGTAAACCCGTTGAGGCGCTTCACGCGAAGCGAAGCAGACGAGCCGCCCGAGGCCGCACCGTCAGCAACCGACCAGCCCGCCTCAGCCGCGTTGTGCATGCGGTCACGCACAAGACGGTTGAGGGTCTGTGCCGACTGCATACCGAGCTGGGCAGCGTTCTGCATCAGAAGGTCCGCAATCGCCTGCACGCTGGTGGGCATGTGCGTGTCGATGGTCGAAGCGTAGTTCTGGAGAGTCGACTCCCACTGCTCCAGCTGGTACGACACGGGCTCGGGATCAACACCCGGAGCAAGCGGCTTGCCCTTCGGGGGAATGAGACCCTTACCAGTAAAGATCTGCTGGTCGCCAACCTCACCGGGCCACGGCACCGAAACAACGTCGCCCCGGTAGATGAGCTGGGGAAACAGGGCATCGTGAAACGCTCGCTCCAGGTAACCTTCCTGGATGATCGAACGAATCTCTGGGGTCATTACGGCAATGCCGAAGTCCATTTGTTAGTCTCCTCTTTCCTTATTCTCTACTGGCAAAAGACTCACTACGCAAGTCTAGTGCCACCTTATCTCACACAAAGCCCGCAGGGTTTTTGATGCCCTTCGAGCGCAAAGCCTCAAGATACTCCGCACGACTCATCGCAGTTGCACGGCGCGGAGCTTCCTCCGAAGACCCACCATTGGGCTTAGGAGCAGACCCCGCAGGGGCTGTATTCACGGGCTGCTCTTCAACAGGCTTGGCAGTCTCTGCAGCCTGCTTTGCTGCAAGCGCCTGACGAAAGATGCTGGGCTTCTTGGTCTTCAGATCCTCAGAAAGAAACTTCTTGGGATCGAACGACTTTGCCTGATCATCCGTAAGTCCCTTGTAGGTCGTGTGAACACGCGAGATTGCATACTCGATGTCCTCGGGATTCACGTCCGACTCGTAAGCAATGTTACGAAGCTGAAGCTCGGTCTCAAGCTGAGTGATGCGCGACTTGTACCCGCGCACCTGACGATTGAGGGTATCGATCTGAGACTGTGCTTGCGCAAGAGCCTCAGACTGGACCTTCTTACCGTCACCCTTCCCCTCTGCCTTTTGCTGAGCAGCAAACATCTCTTCGACTGTCTTAAAGCCAAGAGACATTGCCTTCTTGTTGTACGCCTCTAGGATCGACTGCCGACCGGCCTCACGGTCCTGCTTACGCTGGGCCGCGTTGTCCTTCTGTCCCTCCCGCTTGAGTGCCTGGGCTACGCTACGTGTAGCTGGCTGCTCCTCGGGCTCAGACAGCTGGACTTCCGGATCGGGAAGTACATCGTCCAGAACATCCTGCAGTTCGGTATCGGGGTTCGTATTCTCAGTTGTCATGTGTAGTTACGTCTCCTTGCCCAGACGTTTCTATCAAACCCCGGAGACCCAGTTGTCTTCGAGATCAGTGTTCGACCGCGGAATGTACTCAAGTACAAACGCAGTCACAGTAGACGGGAAAGTCAGCTTCGTGCCGTCGTTGGAAAGCAAGGCCAGACCCACGTTCGCACCTGCAGTGGGGCTAACGCAGCGAGCAACGTCCGCTACCAGACCGTCCGTAACGGCGTAGCTACCTACGCTGTTGGCAGTGCCCGAAGCAGTTACGCGGAGAACCTTCACCGAAAGAATGGGCGGAAGGTTGTCCCCGGTCTCACGCTCCAGGCCCGTAATGGTTGCAGCAGCTCGGACAGCCGCGCTGGTAATGTTGATCTCCTGAGTTGCAGTAAGACCAGTCACAACCACCCGAACGGGGTTGAGCATGTTGCCCAGCTTCATCTTCTGCAGAATGGTCGCAAGCTGGTTCAGGTTCGCCTTGTTGAGAACCTGCTGTAGAGTCACGTCTGCGGGCGTTACGGGCATTTTCTATTCTCCTCAGTCTGGAATCTGCGTCATAACCAAGTAGACATCAGTGTCGTACGTGGCTGTTCGAGTCAGGTCGATGGCTGTTATACCTACACTATCACAGCGCAGAATCAAGGACGGGTCAACCGGAATAGACTGACTGTTTCCGTCAGCAGATGTAATCCGGACTCGAATCTTGTTTCCCACTGCCGTAATAGACAGGAAATTTACTTCTGTCAGAGGTCCCAAATCTACAGACACAGCGCCGTCTGCATCCAGGGTGTAGGTCGTCACAAGCTGACGCTCCTGAGCAACTCGCTGGTTGTAAGACACCAACACAGTCGGCTGTCCCGAGTTGTTTCCGGACAGAGGCTCAACTGAAACCTCCCCGTTGAATGTCAGCATCTGTGTTGGCATTAACCCCTCTTCTTAGACTTAGCAGGCTTCTTGCACTTTGACGAGCAGCCAGAGTCTTTGATCATCTTCTTGATCAGAGCCTTGTCCTCTTTCTCGTCGGGGTGTTTGGAACTCTTCTTTACAGTCTTAGCCATTTTCACACCAGCTCTCCCGCTCGCCACATCCATGCCGCCACTAGAACAGGCTCTACTTCTTGAATCTCGTTTGCTAGAGCCTCCGACACCGTGATCGCCTCGTCCGGAAAAATCCCCGAGAGAAGTTCCGGAAGTCCGTCATCCCAGGTGTCCAGAAGCTCCAAAAGCTGGTCTGCTTCCCCCTCGGGCAACTCTTGTCCGTCAGACAAGAGCATTACCGGATCCATGTTCCCCAGCTGAGACTCAACCTCGGGAAGATGCTGGCGCATCAACGTGACAATGTTCTCCATCTGGTCGGGGGTCTTGTTGCCCATCCCGCCCTGTTTGGCGTCTAGCCCCATCTCCGGGGGTACTTCCTCGGAGGGTACAGGGTCTTCTTCGCCCCCAGGCGGAGGACGATTCTTGGCCCAGCTTTGCATGTCCATTTCAGCCATGTGCGTACTGTACAGCTGTTCTGTTTAGATTACCAGCGGCCCCGCCGCACGTTTTTAAATCGGCGAACTACAACGTGTTTTGCCACTGCTACGCCCTGGCTAACTCCATCCTTATTGAACAGATCTTTTCTGTCTGGCGTCATGCCCACACGAACAAGATCGCGCACGCCAAGTTTCCCGATACCACCGCGTATGTAAGCGGGTGCGTGCGACTTGTACGCAAACGCCTTGAGTTTTTCGGGATTTCGCTCCAACCGAGCAAAGGCCGCTGGATTGCGCCTACGTCGGTCCTCGATAGCTTTCTGCAGCTCAAATAGAGTCTTGTCGACGAACTTCTTGCCCTCGGGGCTAAGCTTCTTGCGCGTTTGATGCGTAAACCTGTGCGCGTACTTGTTGCCATACCCCATGTAATACGCAGGCGGAGCTTTCCCCTCCCGCTTGCGGAAGTCTTTGGCTCTCGCAGCGTAGTACTTAGTTGTCCCCACAAGTTTTGAGAGGTCAGCTGGCTGGGCTGGCTTGACCCAGTAGGTACGCCTTCCCTTTTTTGTGCTGATAACCTTCTTTACAAGTCCTGCGCGTTTCAAAATCGCTTCCTCCTACCTATCCCAAGTTGCTACCTGCGGAAAAAGCGCCTAACGCCCTCACGGCCAACCTCATGCAGTGCCGACCCTACAAAGTGCCCCGTGGTGTGGCCAAGCTCTGTAGCAATGCCATGTCCCAGCTTGCCAAAAATAGACTTACCGCGCTGGCCGTATTGCTTCCGCTGTCGATGTGCGAGTACCTGTGCCCCGACGCCGGACACAATCGGCGACCCCGGAATTCGGTGGGCGCCCAGCAGGCCAGCTATTAGTCCCACGCGTGCTCCCGTATTTGCCGAGGCGAGTCCTGAGTTCTTCCTGTAGGCTGACTCTCCTGGACTAAACACGCTCTTACGGCGCTGATTGTTGTCCGCGCTCTTTACCCAGTAAGAACGGCGCACAGTTCCCTTTTTACCGCGAACCGTCTTTGTAACCTTTCGCAATCCCGCTTTAGACATTTAGTCTCCCGTGTCCGCGTACAGTATATAGCTACTTAGAAGCTGTTACCAGTCTTCGCCGTCTTGTACGGCTTTAGCGATCTGGTAAGGGTCAAAGTCGATAGTATCCCCTGGAGCCAGCTCCAAGTCGCCATGTCGGTCTTTGTACATGACGTACTCCATCTGAGTTTCTGCGTTCTCCACCTCCGCTTCGTGGTCGTTCTCCTTCAAAGAAATCGAATGCTTCTGGCGAGCAAGACCCTTGATCATGTCTTCAGGTTTCATTCTGCACTCCTGCGACGTAGAAGACCCCGACGTTGGAACAGTCTATCAAACTCACGAGCAATAGGAGCGAAGTCTGCATCATTCCATTGCGCGTCGTATCCGTGCCTGCCCCAGCTTCTTCCAAACTCACGTGTCTCTGCCGCGATTTGCGGGGAACTACGGAGTCCGATGTACTGGTTGTAGGCTCGGGCAAACATCTCCGGGGGCATGAGCAAGTAGTTGCTCAGTCTTTGGCCATACCCATCGTTGTTCTTTACGTTCTTTTCGTGCGCGAGTACCAAGCTGTGCACGGCTTTGCTGCTGCAGATAGCTCGCATAACGGGAGCGACTTCTCGCCCTCCGGGCTCTCGCTGAGCCCACTTTATAGTTGCCATCGCCTGTAGTGTAGGTTTCCCCGTTCCAAACAGTTGGTGGTCCAGAAAGTGTCCGTACTCATGGGCAACAGTAGCCGCAGGGCCTTCTGCCCACTTGGAGACCATAAGCTTGCTGTTCGGTCCAATTGGGCTCCAGACAGAGTACGCACCGTTAGCCCCGCCCAGACTTCCTTTCACCTGTACAGGAAGTTTGTACAAGTCTTTAGGAACTCCATGTACTTTGCCGATTGCAGCAAGCGCATGGTCGACACCTTCGTTTGCCTTTCGTGCAAAGAGCATGCCGTACTGAACAGTTACTCCGTCTTTCGGATTTACTACAGAGTTTTTCGGCTTTGTTCGTTCCCCTTCGGCAAATCGCAGAGTGCGTTGCTCCTTGGGGAGCTCATTGGCTACCCAAAAAGTCTGTTTGTGGCTGCCGTGTTTGCCGCGTACAACCAGTGTTCGGCGCTGCAGAGACACCAATCACCTACGCAGTCGGTTGGCGAGCCACTCTGCGCCTCGGGCAACGTGAGGAGCTGCATGCCGACTCCCCAAAAAGCCTCCTGCCTGTCCGCCAATGAACCCGCCAATTGCCATGCCTGCGGGGCCTCCAGCAAGCGCGCCAAGGGCGGTGCCTGCAACTTGTCCAAACCTAGACCCAAAGTGGCTAGCTGCCGCGTCCCCCCCGGTAGTGGCTAGGTGATGAGCAAGATCCGCCCCTGTGCCCCGACGCCACGCTGTTGCCTTCTCCGGGAGGTTACGCATAGCTCGCTGCGCGCCTGCTCGTGTCTTAGCAAGACCGCGCTGTGCGGCGTCTCTGGCCAATGGCGCCTGGATTCTAGCCCGCGACATAAGACCGTCTACTCGGTCCATGCCGCGGTTAGAAGCGTAACCAACTTTTGCCATGCGGAAAGCGTCTTTTGCACGCTCGGACGTACTGAGCTGTGTACCAGAGTGCTTGTGAGCGTTCAGAGCCATCTGAGCACCTCTTGCTGCTCCAGAAAGCTTGTGGCGGTTAGCAATAGCCAGACCTGCAATTGCGGCGCCCGCTAGCAACTTGCCCGCATGTCGACGTAGAAATCCCTGCTTTTGGGGAGCTTCCTGGGACTTCACCCAGTAAGTCCGCTTTACAGAACCTCTTTTGCCGCGAACGGTCTTGATTACCTTCTTGAGATTACCGCGCACGTGTCACCCCACTCACTTCGCGAGCGATACGACGGTGCACGCCTTTTGCCCTGTCTACATGCTGAATAATGCGCTGGGCAGTTCGGTATCCTTTAATGCCCACTACACTAAGAGCGGCCACTCCGTAACCCAGATTCATTAGGGTCGGAGAGATCCCAAGCATGTTATAGACTTTTCGCCTTCCTTGGTCTGCAATGGAACCCGCAGCGTACCCCAAGGATGCTCCAGCCTTTACAGCTCGGTAGTGGTTACCTACACCGATGCCGCGACCTGTTAGCAAGTGTGAAGCGTGATCAGCGATGCGAGCGCCTTTGTAGGCTGCGTGTGCGCCTTCCGCGGCAGCAACGGCTCCGTGTCGGTGCTTGGCGAAGACCGTAGCACCGACCAAAGCTGCTGTGCCTACAGCAATCTTGCCTGCGTGTCTGCGCAGGAAACTTTGCCGTACTTCGGGTTTGGGAGCTTCATCCGCTTTCACCCAAAAGGTGCGGCGAGCGCTTCCGCGCTTCGTCCGCACAACTTTCTGGATTCTTTTGAGATTGCTACGGGACATATTCTCCCCACAGTCTACAACCTGCAGAGTTTGTATGCCCGCAGATCAGTCGCGATAGCCGCTAAGCGCGTTAGACGCAGCAAGATACGAGCTCACGTTACGTCCTGCAGCAACTGCCTGTCCGGCGCTTCGCAGACGTCGCCAGCCTCCACTCTTCTGCGGACGTAGCTCGTTGCCGACCTGAGCACCGACACGAGCACCACCCAGCATGTGCTTAGCCCGAGTCATAAGACTCATGCCTTTGCCAAAACGCTGCATGTTGCTGTGGATTGCTTTGTTCTCGACGTGCGCGGCTCTAGCTCCGTGGTACGCCCCGCGAAGAGCAAGACGGTGCCGAGAGGCGAGGGCAGCAGCCCCTAGAGCAAGGGCTCCCGCCGCAATCTTGCCCTTGTGTCGGCTAAGAAACCCCTGCTTTTTAGGAGCCTCGTTAGCCTTCACATAGTAGGAGCGTCGGACCGTTCCACGTTTACCGCGTACGGTCTTGACGACTTTCTTTAGCCCTGCCCGCATTTAGCGCTCCTTAGCTGCTCTTGCGACCGAACGCACGACCCGCCGCCAGACGAGCGCGGTTGCCGTGGTATCCGATCATTGCACCAGTCTTTGCCAGCGTCGGAGTGGCCCGTGCGATGCCCTTGACTGCGCCGACGGTCCCCCGTGCAACGGCGCCCATGGCGCCCAGACCCGCACGAGCTACGCGACCCGCAGTACCTGCACCAAGATGACGTGCAGCCGCCTTGGTGCCACTCACTGTTGCGCGACCGACCGCGCCCATTGCAGCGGCGCCTGCGCGACCCGCACCCGCTGCAGCACGACCACCAAACTTGGCGCCAGCAACAGCTCCGCGAGCAGCGGAGGGAAGACTGCGTGCCTTGTCCAGCATTGAGCGGCCAGCACTCATTGCGCGGCGACCACTGTCCCCAGCCCCGCCAACTGCGGCACCGACGCGTGCGCCCGTTGCAATGGCCTTGATCCGATTACGAAGACCAAGACCCTTGCCTGTAACCGCCGACATGCCCCGGCTTACGCCGCCCGCGGCACTGTTGGCAATCTTGGCGCCGTGGTATGCACCCTTGATGGCACCACGGTGACGGTGTGCAAGTGCGGCGCCTGCGGCCAAGGCCACACCCGCTGCGATCTTGCCCTTGTGGCGCTTCAGAAAGCCACCAACGCCCTTAGCAGCCTGCTGGGCCTTTACCCAGTAAGTCCGCTTTACGGAACCCCGCTTGCCCCGAACGACCTTGGTTACCTTCTTGAGACCTGCACGGCTACCAGCCATCTTGTTACCTCTTTCGATTATGCTACGCCTGTTGCTACAAACTGCAAGTTGTGTTTACTGCAGCACACTGCCCAGCTTACGCAGGTGCCCACCCGCGGTGCCATACCGCAGCGCGCCACCAATAGAGCGTCCTAACCATCGAATGTTTCCAGTCTGTCTAGACATAGACACGCCGTCGCGGACCGTGTTGATACCGTCCAAAACAGCCATTTTCACGGCAGCAGGATTGTGTCTGGCCGCGTAAACAGTTCCAGCGGCTACCGCAGTCCTGCCCGCAAGCCGCGCCCCCCGTGCAACGCCTGGATTATGCCGAAGGTAGTCGGCGGCCCCACCAAGTTTTGCGCCCCCAATGGCTCCCGTGCGGATAATGTTGAATCGGTTACGCAGAGACATGCCACTGCCGGTTACAGTCTTCATACCATGCGAGACCGCTCCAGATGCTCGGTGAGCAATGCGCGCTCCATGGTAGGCCCCCTTAACAGCACCTCGGTTGTGGATAGCAAGTGCAGCCGTTCCGGCAAGAGCCGCCCCCGCCGCAATCTTACCTTTGTGCCGGTTAAGAAAACGCCCAGCACCCTTGGCTGCTTCTTGCGCTTTTACCCAATAAGAACGCCGGACAGACCCTTTCTTGCCCCGAACGCTCTTCGTAATCTTTTTGAGTCCCGCGCGGCTGCTAGCCATTATTACCTCTGCGTAAATCATACAACGCAGAGTTTAGATAGCAACTAGTCTGCGTTTGTCTCTACCTCAGCGCCTGCAAACAGTCGACGCTTCTGCGACTGGGTTGCCAACATCTGTTTTGTCCCAAACATCCTGTCTCGAATCCAGTACCAGAGCAGCCAAATGCCTAGTCTCCAAGCTATTTTAGCGGAGAAATGGGCATGCAAAACATCTTGGGACTCCCCAGGATACGTAACAAACAGCTCCACAAGATCCCCCTGCGGAACTGCAGCAACCTCCGTATAGCCATCTGTCTTTCGGAAAAGCTTCACTTTAGACCTCTACGGCTGTTGATCAGCCTTAGCAGTGCCTTCTCTTTACTGTTTGTAGCCTTCAAATTAGGCTGCCAAGCAGGTCCAATCTCCAGACTTACAGGGTAATTCACCCACATGCACTCGGTTCTAGTACGTTCCTCCGCCGAAACAAAGTTCGTAGAGGACACGTAGTGCTGGTACTCAACCCTTCGCCAAGACCCATACTGCTCGTTGTAGAACGGACAGTCGTAGCCGGAGATAGCTACCAGAGCCCCGTTGTCCGAAGCTGCATGTAGCAGTTCCGATAGCCGCAAGTGCTGCTCCGGAGACATCTCATGTTCATAATCGTTGTTAGTCGTCCGCGTCTCTGGGTAGTAAGGAGGGTCCGCGTAGATGAACACGTTTGGTTTAGAGTAGGTTTGTACCAACTCTAGAGCGTCTGTATTGTTGATCTCTACAGACAGCATTCTCTGCGCGAAGCGCTCAAACTCCGGAAGCTTTGCGGCAGTAGCAGAGGCACAAGACTGTACCTCGGTACCCCTGCGCCAACCCGCAGACGGGTGCTGCCGTCCCCCAAAGTTCTGACGCTGCCGGACCCAGACACGTCGAGCAACTTCAAGCTCGTCTTCGGGATCTTTAGAACTGTCCCGACAAGCTCGCTGCTCGTCCAAAGCAAACGGAGTTAGGGAGCATACCCGCAGCAGGTCCTCTGTGCGGTCCCTGAGTACCCGGTAGAAAGTAACAACAGACTTGTTCAGATCGTTGATTACCTGAACTGGATACAGCTGCTCGGGCACGGAGAAGAAGACACCTCCGCCTCCAAAAAAAGGCTCAACATAGCAGTTTGGCCCCTTCGGAAAGTGCTGGACAAGCTTGTGCGCTATGCGCGACTTGCCGCCGTAATTCAGAAGAAGGCCATCTGCTTCTCGCATGTTACCGCCGTGTGCGACGTGTAGGAGTGACGCTCTTAGTTCGAGCTCCACGACTCTTTGTAACTTCAGCTTGTGTTGCTACACGAGTCGTGCCCGTCTTTGTCTTTACAATTGCATTGCCTTTTTTGGTTTTGCCTACAACCTGCAACGCTTCTTTTGTCTTTGTAGGCTTGTCTTTAGCGGCTTTACGAGCACCCGCCTGCTTTACAGCAACGTCGGTAGCAGCCTTGGCGCCTGCACCGACCCCAGCAACCTGCCGAAGCTCGGTCTGGTGCTTGAGCTTTTGTTTGTGCAGTTCCTCATTGCGACGGATCTGGTCTTGGTGGTACCGCTCCTGCTTATGCGCGCTTTCTGCGGCGCGAGCTTGTCCGCGCATTTCCTTCTCGGCAGCTTTTGCCTGCACGGCACCCGCACGAGAGGCGTCTAGCTTGTTTCGACGGGCAGCATCGTACCCGGCGTGCTCCGTAGCTTTTACGTCCCAGCGGCGCGCAAGCTCCCCGTCTGCCATTGCCTTTACGCGCTCTTTGTCTTTTCCGCCAAACTTGTCGGCGTGCGCCAGAACTGCACGCAGCTCATTGTGCGTGAGGTCTTTGATGTTGGGATCGCCACGTCGGACACGCGCAACATGCTCAAATGTGCGCTGGTCCTCTTTTAGGTTTCTCATCGTGCTCTGAAATGCAGTGTGCGCAAACGTCCACAAAGTGCGGGAGATTAGACCCCCACGTTTGTTAGCGTTGCCCATCTTGTCTTTCAGATGCTGGTTAAACGCAGACCCCAAGGCAAACCGGGCATTGGCCTTTGTAGAATCTGCGTTTGCCCAGTCTGCAACAGATCCGCTGCTGGAGTGCACAGATTTGTACTGATCTATAGTGTCCCGTGCCCACGCGCCTGCTTGTCCTGTAGCGCGCCGAAGCCCCCCTTGTACACGATCCGCAATTGCACGCTTTGCATTGCGAAAAGCCGCACCGTCCACACTGACACCGTCGTTGTGTTCTGTGCGTTGGGTAGGATTCTTCAAAGCCCCAAAGTGGCCAGAGTCCCCCTCTGTAGCTGCGTGCGGTCGAAATTGTCCCGAGTCTGTCGCAGAATGCGGCTTGAAGTGGCCAAAATCTAGCCCTTTTGCTTCCCTGCGAGCACGCCGAGTTTTTGGAGGAGCCTGTCTTACCGCAGTTGCGTCACGCAAAGCTCCAAAGTGTTGAGAAGGAGAGGCCATAGTCCTCTAGACTACCACGAATTACGTAGGACCAATAACGAGCTTTAGGGCTTCTGGACCTCTGTTAATATCAACAAATGTCCAACTAGGATGCTTGGCAGCTGCCCGCTCTGCCTCGGGAGTACAACGAGCGCAGGCATAGACCTCTGCTAGTCGCAGGTACGGACCCATCTTTGTGACAAGCCGCATAGACATGTACTTGTCCGGATCCGCCATGCACAAAATCTTCAGACGGGGATCCCGCTTAAGCATCTCTGCTTCCTCCGCAAACGTGCGGATAGTTGTAAGAGGAGGTCCCCCACAACCTACGCACTTGGCCCCGACAGGAAACGCCAATGCTGAATGCAGTTCCTGCGGAGTAACCCGCCCGCCCATGAACTGCTTGCGGTGAATGGTCTTTCCCTTGCTCACTTGTCCCACCTGTTCTTGTTCTCGACCTTTTTAACCCCAGTTGCTGCTGGGGTTGTAATCAGCGCATGCACAATCTCTGTCCTGTTCCGGATACGAAACAGGGGAATACCCGAGCCCCGTACCATGGCAGCGTCCACGGCGCCCTCGACTACCTTCATTGCTATCCAGGTTTCTTGCTGCCGAGTCAACTCCAGCATTTCCGGCATTGTCAGCCAGTCTTGCGGGGGATTAGCCTTATCCATAAGACGGTAGCGGAGTTTCCAAGGACCATCTACGTAGTCGTTCTGGGGAGGATTGATGTACCCTAGAGGTGCTTCTAGCTGCTCCGTAGAGTACGGAACTTCCCTGTCCCCGTAGGTATAGACACGACCGTTCAGAATCAGTCGGGTGCTGCTCATACTGGACATTTGTTCTACTGTACGCTACTTCTGGAAGCAAGGAGTTACTATGCACGTTGTTGGTTTGGACATCTCGTTTCGGTCTACTGGCGTTGTGTCTGTGGCCATTGGAGAAGACAACTCTGCCCTGCTCACTTCCTGTTTTGTCATTGAAACAGAGAAGAACGCTACCTCAGAGAAAGTCAGCGCCACCGTAGACAACGTTCGTAGGTCCCAGAAAATCTATCGAGAACTACACGAGTTTCTGTCCGAAGCCAAGCCAGACGTAGTGGTCGTAGAGTCCCAGTCTTGGCCCCGTAACGCCTCTAGCGCTTTGAAGATGGCACTAGCCTGGGGAGCAATCGCCCCCCTGCTAGAAGGTATCCCCCTGATCGAGGTCAGTCCGCAGGACATCAAGCTGCTGGCCACCGGGTCTCGGTCGGCCAGCAAGCAAGAGGTTCAGAAGGGTGTCCTCAATCTTGTTCCTTCTTCGGCGTGGGTGAAGCAGGTTGTGGCTGCACAGATCCGGACTGAGGGGCTACAGGAGCATTGCTACGACGCCCTGGGAGCTGTTCTGGCTGCCCAACGGACGGAGAAGTACCAACTGCTTCGGGCTGCTCTGCAGCGGCCTTGAGAGCCTCTGCACGCTCTGCAGCGGCCTGCTCTGCCTGAGCCATCTTCTCCTCCCGGTCTTGGACCTTGTCTGTCTGCTCCTGCTCGAACTTGCCGTTAACCATGTCGACCATCTTTTCAGACTGAGCGGCAGTGCTGGCGACAAAGATCTGGCTGTACTTGGCCCGGTACTGAACCATCGTAAGGTCCCCGTCCGGGATGGCCCCAAGACCGAGGGCTTTCTCGCGGTACTCGTTCAGCGTAACGATGCCCGAGTCCAAGGCTGCCTTCCACGAAGCCGGGTTCCCGGACGTGGAAGCTGTGGGGTCCTCTGCAGCCTCTTCCTCCTCCGCACCTTCCTCGCCCTCTTCCGGCTCAGCGGCTTCCTCGGCGGCAGCAGCGTCCTGCTCCTCCTTCTTGAGGGCCTGTAGCTCCGCAAGAGGGTCGTAGTCCAGCAAGGGGGCCATGAACTTAATGGCAGTTGTCTTCGTAAGTAGCTTCGGATCGCTGGTTAGTAGCGAAGTAAGCACACGAGAAGCTGTGTCCGCATCCGTCATTGTGGGACGGAAGTAAGCGGGCCACTTGATCTCGCAGACAGTTCCTTTGCCGATAGAACGGGGAATCTCTACGACATCTCCGTCTGGTTGCTGAATAACCTTGGGGGATACTTCAACCCGGCCGCGGATAAGACGACCATCCGGCAGTTCCCGAATAGCCGTATACATGCGTACGGCTTTCAGAATCTTCTCGCCGAGACGAGTAATGGCGGGTCCATACTGTTCCCGTAGCGAGTCAGCCTTCTCCAACATGCTGGAGAAGATTCGCTCAATCTCTGTGGCAGTTTTCTCCCCGGAGTTCTGGAAAAGAACGGAGTCGGGAACGCACTGCGCTAGACGATACACACGGTCCTCAAGGTCTTTGATAACCTCAAGACCAATGCGTGCTCCCGCTCCTGCTAGCTCAAGGTACTGACCCGAGCTGCTCCCGGGCAGCTTAATGGCATTGTCCGAGCCCTTGGACACATCCTTGAAGTCTGCATCCGTGACCAGCATTAGCGTGGGATCGCAGTTCTTGATGGTCCCGGTGTAGACCTCCGCCAAGAGCTGGTCGATCACGTTTACAAGGTCGTAGCACCCTGCACAGTCCGGATCTCCGTCGCAGTCATCGTCATCCTGGAGATTCTGGATCCACTCGTAGGGAACAAAACCTAGCCCATGTCGGACTGTGTTCCGCTGGATGTACTCCCAGTTAGGCTCCTTGTCCTTGCACTTTACAGGAACCCAGACGGTGTCTGTGTCTGCATCAATGACACGGCGATACCAGTACCAGACAGCCTTGTATACACCGTTCTCGTCTTTAACTTCCCGAGAATACGTGTACTGGACTGTAAGCTTGGCGGGTTCCTTGTACCCACGCCCGGTAAACTCCGGAGTGGTCCAACGTGGATCTAGTGCCTCAAACGTGCACTTGCCCTGCACAAACCGGAAACCCACACAGGCGGATCCCATTGCACCGCCGTAGTTGCGGGCTTGAATCCACGCGGGCCAAAAGCCCCCAGAATGGATGATGGCCTGTAGATAGTCTTCCGTCTTGGGGTCTCCGGGTACAGCCAGTCTTGGCTGCTTCCTGTTAGAAAACAGAAGACCTGTAAACCGGGAAACAATGATACGGACAATGCCTAGGGGAGCAACAGGCTTGCGCATGCTGCGGGGCATGTCGGACACATTGTCGTAGCCCGGAGGCGTGTAATGGCTCTTGGCAGCAATCTTCAGCTGCTCTTTAGAGAGTACAGGGCGCCCGTCCCAGTCTACCTGCTTCGCATCGTGTTCTGATACACGGAAGTATGTCCACAGATCCGCCAGAGCTCTCTGACGACTGGTAAGCTTCATGTGCTTAGCCCCAGTCTCCAGAATACCGTCGGCTGTGGAATCAAATGCGCCGCGAGCGCTGTCTGGATCTCTCTGTACGGTCATAGTGCGAGACTAACGCAAAACAGCCAACTTGTCTTAGACGGACCTGTACAAATGATCTAGTATCGGAACATATGGACAGGGAACCAACGTTTCGGCAGCTGGAACTTGTCCGGCTGGTCTACAACTATACCAAACGTAACGGCTATCCGCCCAGCCGGAGAGAAATTGCACGCATGATGGGCGTTGCCAGCCTCAATGCCATTACAGACATGCTCAATGCAATCTATAAGAAGGGACTGGCGAGCTCCGTCCCTAATCGTGCTCGAAGTCTGCAGGTAACTGAGGCAGGACAGCGTGCAATCGGGGTGATTGTATGAGCTGGACACTCGGCAAGCCCCCAAACCAGCGTGGCAAGGGGGGCAGACCCACCAAAGCCGAGCAGGCTGCTGCAGGAGAGCTGGAAGGGGCAGAAAAGGCCATTCAAGAAGTCAGAGCGCAGCAACCTCAGACCTTTGCGGTGCCTCCACGTCGTAAAAGCTGGGAAAAACAGTTCGACGAAGACGAGAGATCAGTAGAGCGACAGGAGGCAGAGGCCGTTCTAACCGCCCGTAAAGAGCGTTTGTCTGCCCTCGACGAGCAGACAACTACCCTCCGAGCTAACCGACGCATCGCTTTGGGGTTCTCCGGAGCGGCTTTGCAGCTGCTCAAGACCATGCAAACGGCTGCTAAAGAGCTAGACGGGCGTGTTTCCCGCAGTCCAGAGGATCTTACGATCAAAGACCTGCAACAGATCATTCAAGTGACCGGAACTACTGTAGTTAAGGCCCAGACTGCTGTAGAAGCCATGGTTAAGACCGAGCGTTACGTAATGCGGCATCCTCTAGATGACGGAAGCGAGAACGCAGACGAGCTCGAAGGTCTTGATGCCACCGGAGCTAAGCAGATTCTCGAAAATCTGTCGAAGTCCATCATGCACATTAGCGGAAAGTACGCCAAGGATACAGCAATTGTAGCGGAAGCTACCGTGGAGCCCTCTGATGATGCGTCTTGATCCCCGGATTATCGAGGAAATTGCCAAGGAAGAACCCGAGTATGCTGCACAGCTGGCTCGGGAGTACCGCAAGGCCATGATTGTCCTCGCTCGGGAGGACCCGAGCTGGTTCTGCGCTTACGTCCTAAGAAACGCTACAGACGGGTCGCAGATCTACCAGCATTCCGACCACGAAGCGCTGCACAGAGCCATTCTGGACTGCCCACGTGTGGCTATTTGGACCCATCCGGGCCTTGGCAAGTGCGTTACGGAGGACGCCAAGGTGCTGTATGCGGATGGAACATGGAGAAACGCGGGAGACCTGCAAGCAGGAGACAAGCTACTAACTTGGTCTCCGGAAAAGCATGCGCTCATTCCCGTTACTGCCAGTCTAATTGACAACGGCAAGCACCCAATTCTCCACATCAAGACGGCAGATGGGGCTCTACTAAAGGTTACAGAGAATCATCCCCTACTCCGTTCAGACCTTAGCTGGGTCCGTGCGGACCAGCTAGAGGCCGGGGAAGAGGTTGTTGCTCTTAACCACCTGGACATAGACGGAACTACTGCAGACGAGCAGGTTCCCCCCGAAGAAGCCGAGATCCTTGGCTACCTGTACGCCGGACGTGTCGGCAAGCACGAGTCTGTGATTGTTCGTCGGATGAACGGAGCAGAGAAGTGGTCTGCTCGTAGACAGCGAATGCTGGAGGCTGCAGGCTGGGAAGTTGTTCCGTACAAGGAGCATGCATTCCGAGTAAAGAACACCAAGAAGGCGGCCATGTCTCCGGCACTTTTCTTGGCTTCGTTGGCCAAGATTGAGCAGGGCTGGCCGGTAGACTTTCTCCCAGAGGTTTACCAGCTCAAGACCAGCTCAATCTGTCGGCTGCTGTCTGCCTTCTTCTCTGCGGCTTACTTCCGTTTGAATACTACCGGAGACCTAAATCGTAACAGCGCTATTGCTGGTACCTTCGGAGTTGCCGACACCCGACTGCCTCTGTACGTCGGACACACAAACCGGGACACTCTGGAAAGTGTCAGGAGACTGAATCTCCGGACGGGGGCCAAGCTCAGTCTTCGTCTGGCCGGAAAAGGGGCCGCTATTCAGGGCACACATGGGGGGATCTTCCCTCCGATGCGGGCCCGAACTGCCCGTGTAAACAGGCACTACAAGCTGTACGTACTGCCGGAAGACTTGGGACGCTTCTGGCCAACGCAGGAAGTACCCGAGACTCCTCCTGCTCTGCTCAAGAAGGTCCGAATCTTGTCCATCACGAAGTCTGTAAAACCTGTACAGACTTGGGGGATTGAGATTGCGGAAAAAGAGCACAGCTACATTCAAGAAGGACTGGTTGTACACAATACCAACCAGATTGCTATTGGCCATGTTCTCTGGAGAATCGGGAAGAATCCCAACTGCTCCATCGCAATGGTCTGCAACACGTCCGAGATGGCCGAGCGCACTGTGTCTGCCATCAAGCAGTACATTGCCTATTCTCAGGAGTTCAAAGACGTATTCCCGGACATCAAGCCCGGAGAGATCTGGGCAGGCAACAAGTTTACTGTTGCCCGAGAGACCATTCGACGCGACCCCACACTGCAGGCCGTAGGTCTTACAGGAAACATTGTAGGTGCTCGTCTAGACGGCCTTGTCTTAGACGACGTAGACAACATCGACTCCACGCTAACAGAAGCATCTAGAGACCAAACTGAACAACGTATCCGGAAGCAGGTCATCTCCCGCTTGGATGCTGCAGGTTGGGCGGTTGCTATCGGGAACGTCTGGCACGAGAAAGACTTGATGCACCGTCTGGTTAAGTCCGGATGGAAGGCTCTCAAGTTCCCCGTGCTCAAGTACGATGACGACTCTGGGGAACTAATCAGCCGTGATCCTGGGATGTTTCCCATGGAACGCATCTACCAGATCCGAGACTTCGACCAGGGACCTATTGAGTTCGAGCGTCTCTACATGCTTAAAGCCCGTATCGACGGAGAGCAGCGCTTTAAGCAGGAGTGGATTGATCAGGCTCTGGATCTCGGCAAGCAGCAGATCCTGATGCGCATGGGTCTCCCCAAGATCCCCGCAGGCTGTCGTACGGTTACTGGAGTAGACCTTGGCGTTAAGCCCAAGGCTAAGAACGACCCGACTGTCATTACGACAATCTTGGAGGTTCCCAAGTCCGGCAACCAGTACGACTATCAGATACTGAACATCGTCAAAGGGCGTTGGAATGCCCAAGAGATCATGGACAAAATCAAGGAGCAGCAGCGACTGTTCATGTCTGAGGTCTGGGTCGAGTCCAACGGAGCGCAGGACTTTCTTATCCAGCTGATGAACATGTCCGGGCTCAGCTACAAGATCAACGCCTTCCGAACCGGCATGAACAAGTACGATCCCATGTTCGGAGTCGAGGCTATCGCTGCCGAGATGGCCCTGAACAAGTGGTACATCCCTTCGTGGGACGGCACTCGGGAGGGCTGCGAGGAAGAAGTAGACGAGCTTGTTGAGGAGATGCTCTCCTACCAACCTAGCAACCACACAGGTGACTTGCTCATGTCTTTGTGGATTGCTAAAGACGGAGCAAGACAGAGCCGTGAAAAGTCGCAGGGCAAGGTCCAGTTTGGACGCCTCCGTCTTGGAAAGAACCGATGAATAAACCCTGGTACGAGGTGCCCAATCCTATGGCAGGTATTCTTGGCTTCTCGAAGAAGCCCCAGAAGCCCATCCCGGTTGAGGCACCCGCACCAGTTGTTTCTCGGAAGGTTTCTATCACTGATGTCTTTGTCGGAAAGCCCGTACGACAGAAACAAGTACGTGCCCGCAATGGGGAGGTGTCTCCGACAACAATGCGAGGACGTGTCTTGCTCGCCATGTGCAAGCTAGCCCGAGGTAGTACAGAAGTAGAGATCCGGGATGCCGACATCGTCTATACAGCGTGGCAGCTGTGGCCGGATGTCTTTGGACTGGCCGGATATGATTGCCCCGATGCCTCTAAGTCCCGTGCAAAGATCTGCGGACCTGAAGGGCTTATAGGACGCAACATGGTAGTACGGGCGTATGAAGGCTCGTACTATCTGACCCCCGAAGGGGTCGAATGGCTGCAGTCCGTTCGGAAAGACTATCTAGACTTTTGAGTACGAGTACTTCCCGCGGACGTTCTTCCATACGTACTTCCCTTTAGAGGAAGCAGCGAAGAGTCCGCGGGCAGTGTTGGGGTGGACAGACCGATACTGGTAAACGGCGCCCGTCCGGAACTCTATTTCCAAGACCTTACTAGACTTGTCGTAGCCGACAGCTGCAAGGTTAGAGCTAGAGACCGGACGGCGTTCCATATCAGGCCGAGGTGATTACTTCCCAAGCAGCGGCTACCCGCAGGTTCAGCTTGTTGGTAGTCGTATTGTAGATAACAAGACCCGCAGCGGGAGCCGAGATGGCATCGCGCTGTACTTCGGTCATCCGGGGGAACAACAGCCCCTGCGTAGTGCTCGTGACCGTCAGGGCTGCAGAAGCTGCAGGAGCCCCACCGACGCCTACCGACCCCGAGAAGCGCGAATCCCCCGAAGCAACCCGCAGGGCATACGAGTGGCTAAGAGTGGCATTGGTGCCCGCTACAGGAGCGCCGCTGATGTCCACAGTTACTGCCGTAGTCACCGTCGACGCTGCAGCAAACGCGTAAGTCGGCGCAGCAATCCGGACTGCCCGCTGTGTAGTCAGAGCACCGGTCGCCCAAGTAACCGTACGGGCAAGGTTAAAGTAGACATCGCTCTGCTCTGTAGAAGCAGTCACGCCCGTATCTGCCGCGCCCCCTACAGTAAGAACTGCCCGCGATCCGGAAGTTTCTGCAAAAGGGGTAAGCGTCAGTCCGGCAAACTGAGGCGAGGTCTCTGTGACGACCCCAAAAGTTGCGTCATCTGTAGAGCCTGAGTAGCTCCCCAGGTCGTTCACTACGAAAGAGTTCTGTAGCGAGGGGCAAAAAGCCGCAAGCTGTGCCGGAGTTCCCGACAGGATGATTGTCTGGCCCCCCTGAAGAATCCCCTGAAAGGGGTAGGGCATCGCGCAGACCTCTACAGAAGGGTTCCGAATCGAAGAAGCAGCCATTTCGTCTTTGTCTCCTCCGACTGATACTAGCTACAACAATACCGTTTAGCCAGTCGACAGATAAAAATAGAAAGGCCCCCGGACCGACGAGCAGAACTTCTCCGAAATCTGCAAGGCCCGCTCTGCCCTCTGCTTGGGCTCCCAATCCTCCAGAGCCTCCATCGCACCCCGAGCTATGTCCCCTCCGCTCCCTGCCACTGCGTAGCCCTCTGGGCGGCTCAGCAGCGTGTAATTGTCTGTAACCTCCCATACCTTGCCGCGGAGAGAAACCACACAGTCCAGACCCGAATGCTCCGGAGCAAGCCCCGACTCCTTCACAGCCTTTCTGTATGGCTCTATCAGGTTTCTGTACAGGTACTCCTCGGAAGACATCCGCTTGGGAAGAGCAGGCAGCTTGATCTCATGTTCTAGAATTTGAGCTGCCCGAATCTCCCCGGCGTACGCAATCGTTACTCCCCGCTTGTGAATGAGCTTTGGACCGTGGCTCGTGATGATGTTGCCAACAGAGATCCCGCTGTCTGTCCCAAACAGGACACCCTCCGAAGTCTCTATCGCAACTACACAAGTCATGTCTTGGGCTTCTCCTCGTCCTTCTTGGTCTTACCACACAGCCAGCTGATCCCACGCCCCGCTTGCATTGCCAGAGACCCCACCACGTAAAAAGAACCTACAGTTCCCAGAACAAGTCCTTGGACAATAAACCCTGTAAGACCCCCAGAACGCCCCGCCTCAAAAATGAAATCCTCAATCTGCTCTAGCTTCTTCCGGCTCAACGCTTCCTCGCCTTCTCTTTCAGAATGTAGTTCCCGTCGTAGACCTTACCACCCCAAGCAAACGCACCCTCCGACATAACGATAAGATGCGGGGTGCACTGAGACTCTCCCTTGCCAAAGACCTCCAGAACCGTAAAGCCCTGCTGCCAGTCCGCATCCGGAGCGTACTCATGTCCCCCGGTCAAAGCAGGATTAGCAATGGCAATAGCCGTCTTGCCGTAGGAAGTCTTGCAAAACATCTGGGCTCGGTGATGGTGACCAAACACCTCCGACTGCCCCAGAGTCTTGTCCAGCCGGTTCGAGGACAGGTGCTTTGCACCCCCGAACCTGCCCGATTGCTTGTGCCCGTGGCGGAGCATGAACGGCCCGCACTTCACGCCCTTGTGCTCCACGTCCTCCCGAAACCATTTCACGTTGGGAGAAAGACCCTGAGCACGACACTGCTCCTCCAACGTAAAACCCTTGGCCCCTTTCAGAAACTGTGGGTTCACACCCAGGATCTTGGACCAACGCTCGTCGTGGTTGCCTTCAACGACAACTACCTCCTTGGACTCCAGAGCAAGAGCATTCGCCTCCCGGACAAACATCTGGATCTGAGGTACCGCAAAGACAGGATCGTTCGGACTCTGCGTGTACCGAGATAGCATTCCGAAATCCAGAAAGTCACCCAGGATTATTGTCCGGTCCGGGGAGATGTCCCTGTGCCATGCACGGAACGCTGCCCAACACGCCCTGTCCTGCAAATCGAAATGAATATCAGAACAGACTGCGTAGATTTTGGAGGTTCGCATGGACACAACCTACTACGGCACAAGGACTTACGCTACTTTTAGACTGTGAAGAACAGGAAACACGAGGACATTGTTGTGCTCTGCCTCGGAACAGCACTCCTCCTGTTCCTGCTCCTCGATCTGTATGGAGCCTTTGCATAACTGTGCATCGCAGTCGCTGGAATTTTTGTAGGAAATTTCTGTTGCGCGAAGCGCCTGTATCCCGAGAAAACATGTGCGGGATGTGTTGGAGCTTTGACCACTTCAGAAAAACATGGTAAGGAGTATAGCCAGAACACCAGAACACTGTGTGGCAGTCGGACACCTTGCAAGACTTTGCAACCCGTTTCCGAAAACACAGCATGGACCGGTGGAAGGGTACCTCCCCCCTCCAGAGACTCCCGTTTTCCCCCCTCCCCGGGGGTCTAACGCAAGTCTTGTGCCACCGCCTGGATCTGCAAGTATCGTGCCGGACATTGTCCAGACTTCCGCTGTCGATGCT